CTATTTTGCGACAACCTGAATCTCCTCTTCCTCTACATCTCCATTGGAGTTGTAAATAATATCATCCCCCATGATAATATACAAAATTCTTTCGGGCATACTGGAAACTTCCATTATTAAACAACTCCTTTAGATTAATATAGAACACAATAGCGAACGTTTGTTCGTGTAATTAGTATAACATTTATATTTATAATATTCGATAAATTTCTTCAAAATCATTCTGTTAAAAAGTTATTGTTTTGCGACAAAAAAAGAGTAGTGCCGACTTTAATCGACACTATCATTTCTTTTCTTCAATATTTGCTTTTCCATTGCTGAAAATACGGCGGCGACCTCTTCAGGAGTAATACCTTTTTTATGGAGGTCAATCATTAAGCTGGCAAATGCTGGAGCATCTTTCATCTCTAGAAAGTCCTTAACGATTCTAGGGGCTTTGTCTTTATAATCCCTCATATCAACTAGAATGTTATCATCCGATCCAAAAAAATATGATAAATCCTTGTTATGAGCCTCGGCAATTTTCATTAATGCTTTCGTTGAAGGCATTTTGTTTTTGTTTTTATTTGTTTCCAAGTCGCTAATGTATGAAGGCGATAGTCCTACTTTAAGAGCAAATTCCCTGACTGTCAGCTTACCTCTAAGTTGTTTAATTTTATCTCCTACAAACAAACTGTCTCACCTTCTCTTTCAATATAGACCTATATAGACTATTATAACAAAAATGTTGTATTAATAGAAACAAAATAATAATATAAAAACTGTGCATATTTTGTTCGCTAAAATAATATAATATAGTTTGAAAATAGCGTTGACAAACAAAATAACATCATTTACAATAAGGGTGTGGAGGTATTTTTTTTAATCATTATGTACGCTGACAACGTACTGACAACAACGAGGAAGGAGGACAAACTCATGAAAACAAAGGAGGAAACCTTAGTGTACGTCAACGGCAAGTTGCTGAAGCAACTTATAGATGCTAAATTTGGTAGCCAAGAAAATTTCAGCAAACTGACTGGCGTTTCAAAGAGTTTTTTGAGCTCTCTGGTAAATGAAAAAGCAGATTGCAGTTTAAAAAAACTGTATCAAATAGCGGTTGCTCTTGATGTAGGAATGGATTTACTTATCAAGGACCCTAGAAAAAACAAATAGGAGGGGAATTATGGAGGGGTTGTTTGATTTTAAAGAAACTTGCAAGATTCTTGGCTTGGGCAAAGATAGCCTGCTGGACTTACTGCATAGCAAAGAGTTAAAGGCTTTTAAATTAAAAGGTAAGTGGAGAATACGCGAATCGGATATTACGGATTTCTTAAAAAGGGAAGAGGAAAAGTTTCACCGTTGAAAATGCTGTTTAAATTCAGAATATTAATTATTTAGAGAGGTGAAGATTATGAGCAACTTACCACAGATTTTTAATTATCAAGATAAACAAATTAGAACTGTTCTTGTTGATAAGGAGCCTTGGTTTGTAGCTAAAGACGTATGCGAGGTTTTGGAAATAACGGACACTTGGAGTGCTGTATCGAGGCTATCAGAAAAAATGAAGGGTACGGATACTATCAGTACCCTTGGCGGAAACCAAGAAATGAACATAATTTCTGAGGCGGGAGTTTATAAAATAGTTTTTACTAGCAGAAAGCCAGAAGCCGAAAAGTTTACTGATTGGGTAACATCAGAAGTTCTTCCCGCAATCCGCAAATATGGTACATACATGACACCTGAAACAATAGAGCAAGCGCTTGCTGATCCGGACACAATAATCAAAATTGCCACTCAATTAAAAATAGAGCGTCAAAAGAGGGCGGAAGCCGAAAAACAAATCGAACAAAGCAAGCCACTAGTATCATTTGCCGAGACTTGTATGAAATCTAAAGATTCATTGTTGGTCAGAGAATTGGCGAAATTGGCTAGCGATCAAGGAATAACTATTGGCGAAAAGCGGCTTTACAAGAAACTTAGGGATTGGGGTTTAATCATTAAAAAGAAAACTGAGCCGACACAAAAGGCAATGAGTGCAGGATATTTTGAGGTTAGTCAGGGTGTCAACGAAACGCCATATGGGACTAAAATTTGGAGAGTTACAAGAGTTACTCCAAGGGGACAAATTTACATAATTGAAAAACTGAAAAAGGAGGATAATGCATGAATAAAGATTCGCAACCAATGACCCACGAAGAGCTAGTCAACTACTTTGTTACTGCAATCAGCGGACACGAAAAGGAAGTCGAAATCGCCTTAATACTTTCTCTTTACACCGCTTTTGGACTTAAACCCGAAACCATGCAGAAGTTCCCGGAAGTTACCGAGGATGAAATTGCGAAGGAACTGCAGCGGAAATTATTACATGGAGATACGGATGAAGAGGACGAAGCCTGGGAAATGATTTTTGACACCATTGGCACAGATAAGGCTTGGCACATCATCAGCAATATTAATGACTACATAAAGGAATACAACGAACTGATGGACCCGCTTGATAAGTTGTGGTACAAGCTGTTGAAAATGTATGTGAGTTAGGGGGGTAGTTATGGCACACATTGAGACTTGGTATAGATGCCCGACATGCAATACCCGACACGATAAATTGAAAGACGCTTTATTATGCAAAAACCAGCATCAAATCATACCGGAAAGGTGGGCTGTTGGAAAAGGCGGGAAAGCAGTTAAAATTCAAGAAAGCCACGCAAATGGGGTTGAATACGCTTTGATCGAAGCAGACTTAAGCGACAACATACACGAAAGAGCAAAGCAGTTAGGGAGGACGTGACCAATGAGCAGGATTCTAAAAGTCGGCGACACGGTCCATGTGGGCGATAGGCAGACCACGGTCAACCTGAATGTTGGTGGATTGTGGGTGGTGTTGGAGAGCGCAACTGGAATGCGGACAGTGCCGACATCGCGGATAATGTGGGACGAGAAGTTGCTGAGGTTTGTGCTGAGTCCAAAAGAGGCGGGAGGTGAGTGAGGATGTGGGTGAGGAGCCAGGATAAGGAAAATCTAATCAAAGCTACGGATATTTTTGTCGCTGGGAAGAGTGTTTATATTGCCAAAGGGAAAGAGGAAGAAGTAAAGATTGGCAGATATGCAACACCAGAAAGAGCAATGGAAGTATTGGATGAAATACAAGAAGTGATAAAACACCCGAAGAGTGCAGAATATCAAGACTGTATAGTCTATCAAATGCCAAAGGAGTGATACCATGAAAGAATTTCTAAAATCCTTAATCGGTTGTGGTGTGATACTTGGCATCATGGTTTGGCTGGTGGGGTTGTGAGGGGGTGTAGAGTTGGCTGATATAAGGACATGCCCGGGTTGCGGGAGCGTTTGGGTGAGTGCGAATACACGGGATTGGGTGTGCGAGGAATGCGGGGCGTTGATACCAAGGGAGAAGGGAGGTGGAGAGGTTGAAAACTTATGACATTTATAAAATGATTGATGAAAACCCAGATAAAATGCTAGACAAAAAATTTAAACAAATAGGCGGTTTAGTAGCTGAAGAATTTGGCATTGGCGACATAGCAATAGTTACTCCATTTGCCAATATTATTGGCTTGGCTTATTTAAAAAAATCATACCATAGAATAAGACTTACGCATTTGAGTGGTTTTGAAGAATGGGAACTAGTCCAAGAACCTGTCACATGGGAGGAGGCGTTTGATGCTTGGAATAAAGAGGGCAGAGATGTTAGATGGGAATATCAGGATAACGTTGTCCATATGCCTTGCAAGGTTAGTTGTATGTTGGCTGATTTCAGAGTAAATGGGCTAATGATTGCAAGGGGAAAATGGTACATCGAGGGATAAAAAAATAAGCATACTCGCCAAAGTATGCCCAAAGAAAAACACTCAGTAACATTATATCACAGGGGGTGGCGATTATCTTAACCATCATCGACCTAAAGGAAAACTATTGTGCCTTGGCAGTTGCGATTCTCACTCAGGCTACTCCCGAGAAGGCGTTCGACTTGATGGAGAACTTGCCAAGCCGAACCAAAACTAATTCCCATAGCCATATTACTCGGGATGATGTGGACGATATGAGGAGGTTGAAAAGTGAAGGATTGACCTATAGTCAGATCGGAGAGATCTACAACTTGGACAGGCATAACGTATATGCAAAAATGAATAGGCAGAAGGCTTATAAATGAGAGGAGCATTAGAAATGAAATGCCCGGTGTGCGGATTACCATACCTAGAAAGTTACGACTATTGCAAAGATTGCGTACTTGCTGAATTGCGGAAGGCTGAGGATGAACTGCAGATGTTGCATAATAATAACCCAAACGTGAAGGTGGGTACTGATGGGACAAACATCTTGTTGAGGCATAAGTACGGGGAGGAAATTTATTTTTAGAGGGAGGATGGATTGTGAACGAAGAGGATAAATCCATGATGGAAAAGCTGGTGAAAGATGCAGGTGAAAAATACAGAGTGGTTGTTGATAACGATTCTGTCTGGGTAGAAGATAAGGATTTGGATGGTGCTGTTTATCATACCTTTTCTGAATATGGATATCATTTGTTAGTTCAGGCTTTTCAGTTCCTTGGCTTTGATGCCGACTATTGTTAAAGGGGGGTCTTGTATGCCTACTGAAAGCATGTGGAAGCTAATACCTGCGTGGATTCATCAACCAAGAAAGGGGCAAAAATGGCAACAATACGATAAAAAACGCACATATGTAATTGTCGGGAGAGCTAGGGGTCCATATAGAGAAAAGTTTGTTTTATATAAAAATACCTTTGGTATTACTGTAAGAGCTATGGACGTAGGCGACTTTATGGAGCAATTTACAAAAGTGAAGGAGGGCAAGTCATGACAGCAAAATGCAAGTCTTGCGGTGGCACATGGTTCGTGAGCATCAAGAAGAACACGAAGAATTATATCTGCCCGCATTGTGCGAGGGGAGGGAAATAAATGGCAGTTGAAATTATCCGTAGAAAAGAGGGCGAGTTGAGCCAAAAGCAAGACATAAGGCATGAGAAAACCCAAGTTAGCATCAATGATTGGGGGCACTTAGTAATTAGGTGTTTCGATACATCGCGGGTTGAAAACGATTGTTTAATAGGTACGGAGAATTGCACCAAAGAAGATCATCTCTGCTGGAATATAAGCGGCTATAGATGCGAGAATTATAAATCTGTCCGAACAGACGATGAACACCTTGTCGTATTCAACCAAACCACCACTAACCGCATTATTGATTTCGTAAATAAACAAAACCCATCTTATGAGTTTATGCAATTTTTGAAGGAAATGGCTAAAAAGAAAGTGGATGATTTTCCATTTTAAAGGAGGGGGCAAATAGATGAAGTTATTCGCGAAAATAGCTGAAACGTGGAGAAGGAGGAGAAGGCAGGGCGTGGGTGGGCATAAGTATGTTGTGACTGATAGAGTGCCACTTTGCATGGGTTGCAATAATTGTACTTTCGACCGCACAAAAATACCTTGTAATGATTGTATTGGGTTGAATTATTCAAAAAGTAACAGGTCATATTTCGTACGGAGGGAGGCTACTAAATTATGAAGATACTACTCAAAAGCCTTAATTTATCGAATTTCATGGGCATTCGTGATTTCAAGCTTAACTGTAACGGTCAAGATGTCACGATTAAGGCGAGGAATGGAAAGGGGAAAACAACACTAGCAAATGGGTTTGCGTGGATACTTACAGGCAAGGACAGCATGGGCAATGGACCTGGTACTGCTAAATTCCCCATCAAGACCACTGATGAGGACAATAATGTCATACATAAGCTAGAGCATGAGGCTGAGGTTGTCCTTGATATAGACGGTCGGGAAATGGGGTTAAAGAAGGTCTATCGGGAGAAGTGGACTACCAAACGGGGCACATTTGTAGAAGAGTTTACGGGGCACGAAACACAGCATTATTTTGACGGCGTTCCGTTGTCGGAAAAAGAGTTTCAAGCGAGGCTTACCAAGGTTGCTGACGAAAAGACTTTTAGGTTGCTCACAGATCCTTTATATTTCTCCTCCGGCATTGAGTGGGAGAAACGTCGTAGGCTGTTGTTTGATATATGCGGCGATAAAACGGACGAGGAGGTCATTGCTTCAAGTGTTGCATTAGCACCTCTCACAGCAATCCTCAACGGGCGTGACATGGAAGATTATAAGGCTGTAATAAAAGAAGCTATCAAAAGGGTCAACAAGGAAAAGAGCGGCATCCCTGCCCGCATTAATGAAAATTTGCGAAGCTTGCCGACGCTGGATGGTACTAAGCCCGAAAAATTGAAGGCTGAAATAGCAAAGTTGCGGTCAAAACAGCAGGAGAAACAGCAGGAATTAGCCCGCATCCAATCGGGTGGTGAGGCAGCGGAGTTAAAGAAAAAACTAGCTGAGGCAGAGGCAGCATTATTAAAACTCGGGAACGAAGCTCGGATGGGGATTGATAAGAAGATAAACGTCAAGCGAGAGTTGTTGTCTACTGTCAACGAGACGGGGCAGGATTTAGCCTTTGAGATTAAGCGTGTTGAAGGCACTATCAAGGAAAACGAAAAGAAGATTGAGGAACGTGAGAAGTCGCTCAAATTTTTAGCTGAAGATTGGATAAAAGTCGATGAGCGAGAGTTTACGTTTGAGCAATCCGACACCTGCCCAGTTTGTGGACAACCTCTGCCAGAGGAACAACTGGAAGAAACACGGAGAAAGACTGAGGAAGAGTTTAATCTCAATAAGGCGCAGGAGTTAGAGGCGATTGACAAAAATGGTGAGGATTTAAGCGCATTAGTCAAGATCCGTAAAGCAGAAAACGAAGCCTTACAGAAGCAGTTGGATGATTCGTTGGCAAAACTCAATGATACCCGCAAGGAATATGCGGTTATTCAGCAGGAGATAGCAAGCCTCCAAGAGCAGACCGTCATTAATCCGAATGTTGCCAAAAAAGAGCATGAAATCCAAGACTTGAAGATTGCTATAGATGATTTGAAGGTTGGCAATCAGGCTGCTATTGCTAAAGTTCAAGCGGAGATTAATACTGTTCAAGCCGAGATTGACACCCTTGAGAAGGCGCAGGCTAACATTGATACTTACAACAAAACCCAAGTCCGAATCAAGGAGTTAGAAGCTGATGAGGAGAGGCTGGCGGGCGAGTTGGAAAGGCTGAGAAAAGAAGAATGGCTGATGGAAGAGTTTGTGCGGGTTAAGTGCTCACTTATTACGGATAACATCAATGGTCATTTTAAGGTAGCTAAGTTTAAGTTGTTTGACACACTTATTAATGGCGCAATTTCAGAGGTTTGCGAGACTCTTTATAATGGAACTTCTTTCAACGGTGGGGCAAGTCAGGGTGAACAGATTATCACCGGAATCGACATCATTAACACGTTGCAGGAGCACTTTGGTATTATCGCACCTATCTTTATCGATAAGAGCGAATCACTGACAGAACAGGTTGAGACCGAGGCGCAGTTGATTAGGCTTAAGGCGGTCGAGGGTGTGGACGAATTGACTGTGGAGGTGGTTTAAGGTGTCTCATATTAACGAAGGTTCAACAGTGGGAACATTAGAGAACTACTTACTTTTTCATATGGATTTAGCAACGGATGATAGATCAAAAATTAATCCGAGTCTTACACGAGAACAGGTATGGAATGTTTTTATGGGAGCTTTGATGGGCAAGGGAAAAAGCGCAACAATTCATCCTTTGGGCATAAGAAACATGATTAATGAGTTCGGTTCCTATTATGAAGATTAAAACGAAAGCGAGGCGAACTGATGGACACTTTAACTGTTGAGCAAATAGACAACATGAAACACGCCATCGGCTTTGACCAAAAGAAAGTCAAGCGTGGCAAACACGGGGCTTACCGTAACTACTATACAACATGCAAACCTCACGATGGATGGGAGACTCTTGTCGAGACGGGATATGCTATAAAATTTCCATTCTCACGTGGTGTGGGTGAAAATCCTATGATGTATTCCGTTTCAAAGAATGGCATGGAAGCTTTAGAAAAGATACTGGGCATTAAAATTACGGAGGTGGATTAAGTCAATGATTACAAAAACCTATATTTGCGACGTATGCAACAAGAGTGTTGGAGAAGGGGAATTGACAAAAGTCAATATATCTCTAGAAATGATCCCAATTCCAAACCAATACAAAAGGACAGTATCAGCAAGCAGGGACATTTGCAAAGATTGCCTTGCAAAGAAAAATATCTTTGTTGAGGTTTTGGAAGGTCAAAAAGCTGATGATGTAGTTGCGAAGAACAAAAAGACCATTGAGGATAAATTAATTGATATCCTTGAGTACTTGGGCGTAGTGTTCGAATAATAAATAAACGAAAGCGAGGTAATGTAAAATGGCAGATCAAAAAAAAGAAGTTGTTACAGCTTTATCATCAGTGGTGAATCAACTTTCTACCCATATTGAACGGCTGTTGGTTAGCAACGGGGTTAAAATGGATGGTTATGCAAAGCAGTGTGTTATCAACTCTATATCCGCGATTCATTCCGTTTTGGATGCAAAAAACATCAAGTGGAATGATGCGCAGTTCGACAGAAGTACGGTTGACCAAGCCCTTCAATTTGTCGCTTGCATGAAGTTGAATGCATCAGCAAGCCCACGGGAGATTTATTACCAAATTCGGAATGTTGCTATTAAAGATGGCAAGGGCAACACCATAGGTTGGAAGAAGCAGCTTGAGTTAGGAATCGAAGGCGATGGTAATGATTCCATCCTAGCCCGTTTCGGTAGAGACGTGAAGAAGGTAGCACAGTTTTGGATGGTTCGGGAGCATGACCAATTTGAATATCCCAAGTATAACGGGTTGGATATGGAGCCTCCAAAATGGACTCCATCGGGCAAGGGTGATGTGGTTAGGGTTGTGTACCCTGTGCTTAAAACCGATCACTCTGTGGAGTTTTATATTGCTGAGCGTGAAGATGTAACTCGTAATCTAATTGCCCATATTAGTAACAATATGATGAACGCAACTTTCGGGATCTGTGCCGATCGCTACAAAGCTACAGATGCACAGAAAAAACAGATTGCCGCCAAAAAAGCTGAGATTCTAAAGAAAGCTAAAGAGTTAGGTTTAGATGCCACGGACGACCCTGAGTTACAAGAATATATTAGCCCAGCTTGGAAAGAGTACCAGAGCCGCGAGCAAATGATTATTCGGAAGATGCGGAACAACATTGTTAAGAAGATACCCAAAGATTTCGGAAGTGCCTTTATTGAAATGACATACGCTGAGAGTTCAGATGAAACCTTGGCACAGGCTAACAGAGAGATTACGGAATACGCCAACGGTGAGGTTATCGATATCGAACTCGAAGATGTCGAAAGCGGCAATGACCATGAAACGGAACAGACAAACCCCGCCAAAGAAGATAAGTTCACCGAGGTCGGACTGCCTGACCCGTCCACCACAGAAGGACAACCAGCCGAAGTCTTATTTGATGAACCGCCGAAGAAAACCAATAAGCCAAGGAGAGGTCCATCGTGGGGGTAGAGATTCAAACGCTTGCTAGTGGATCTAGTGGGAATTGCTACAAAATTACCGATGGCATTACCCCTCTTCTCATTGACCCTGGCATCCCGTGGAAGAAAATTCAGCCCCTGCTGAATTTTCGCACTAGTGAGATTGCAGGGGCGTTGTTGGGGCATGAGCACGGGGACCATTCTAAAGCCGTTCAGGACGTAATGAATGCGGGCATAAACGTACATCTATCTTCTGGAACATTAGACGCCCTGGGCTTAGAAGGACACCGTTTACATCGCATTAAAGCAGGGGAACAATTTCGGGTTGGGACATGGGCGATAAAGCCCATCCCTGCCCAACATGATGCGATAGAGCCACTTTGCTTCCTGATGCAGAGTACGGCGACGGGCGAAAAGCTACTTTATGCGAGCGACACTTACTATTTAGAGAATCGATTCAATGGCCTAAATTTCATAATGGTAGAGTGTAATTTCGCTATGGACATCCTGCAGGCGAATGTTGCATCCGGTGCGGTGCCGGTCGAAATGAAGAACCGGCTTTTGCAAAGTCATTTTTCACTAGAGAATGTGAAGAAATTTCTGCGAGCCAATGACTTGAGCAAAGTTCGCCAAATTCACTTAATTCATCTGAGCAACGGCAATTCGGATGCGGTGAGGTTTAAACGCGAGATTATGGCACTTACGGGAAAGGTGGTTATAGTGGCATGAACCAAAAATGTGGTTGTAATAGAAGCTGTCATGAGTGCTCTAATCTTGAAAATTGCGGCGGGTGCAGGCGTCCTCCGTGTGAAGAATGCGAAGTCAACAAGCCAACGGTAAGGGATGCGTGGAACAAATTTATGCTAACACTTGCGGAGGAATTAGGCTTGACGAAGTTTCTTGATTGGTTGGTAAGGAAGTTGAATAAATAAGTTTTGGCGGCGGCTGGTTCGTTAGACGATGCTATTGGGTACCGGAATCCTGGGGCATCACGACACCGGGGACAGACGGCACCGCCGAAAATAACATATAAAACCAAAAGGAAAGGGTGGTCTATATGAAATCCCGCTGAAAACAGCGGTCTTTGAATATGGGCGGGTGAAACTTAGACCGCCTAACCATTCAGGGAAATAAAGAAGTGGAGGGATGTTAATTATGAGTTTTGCGTGTGATTGTAGTTGCGATGTTGATGATTATCCAGAATTTTATGTTGAGGAATATCCGGTTGCAAGGAAAGAACATAAGTGTTGTGAGTGCGGCGAAATGATAAAAAAAGGACAAAAATATCAAAAAGCTATAGGGAAATGGGATGGAGATTTTGATACATATAAAACTTGCATGACTTGCTTAAAAATTAGAGAAGCGTATTGCCCAAACGGTTCTTATTTCGGAGGATTAGCAGAAGCAATATCTGATTGTCTTGGTTTTGATTATAGGGACGGAGATATAGACGAGGACGAGGAGGAATAGGATGAAAAACGGCAAGCGGTTGACCTTGCGACAAAAGGAGTTGCTGAAATCGAAGGGGCTTAACCCGGCTGATTGGCTGGTAGTTAAAAATGTGACGGATGAGCTGCACTTGTTGCATCGGAAAAAGGGGAGAGTGAGGGTGATTAATGTATAAACCGATACTTTTTAATGGTGAAATGGTGCGTGCGATATTGGATGGACGTAAAAATCAGACTAGGCGAGTTATAAAGCCACAACCAAACAAACAATTATGGTGTGCTATAAAGCATGAAACTAAAGGTAGGGCGTGTTGGATGGAAGAAGGTGCTGACCAGTTAAATAAAGATTTTAGATTTTATAAGTCTCATGAGGTTTGCGACATTCTTTATGTACGGGAAACTACCTACATTTATGGGCACTGGAACAAAAACGGCATTACTAAAACGGGCAAGCAAAAATGGATGTTTACGCGGGATTGGAGTAAGCCTGTTTTATATAATGATAAGCCGCCGGATGATATTAATAGACTAAAAACTGAAAGAGGTTACTATAAGCGGCCTTCGATGTTTATGCCACGCGATGCCGCAAGGATATTCCTTAAAGTTACAAATGTCAGGGTGGAGAGGCTGCAGGATATAACAGGCGAGCAATGTATTACAGAGGGCGTCGCAAAATTACAAGACCAATTAGAAGATGACCTTTGTAATTACTGTCCGTTACCTGATGAAGCGAAGGGAGTTTATTCTACTCCTGGTGGTAATTCCGCAGGGTGTGAAGGAAGTCACTGTAAGGATGCTTACGAAAATTATTTAAGCGAAACGGCAATAGATGAATTTGCTGATTTATGGGATAGCATTTATAAAAATTGGTCAGATAATCCTTGGGTTTTTGTAATCGAATTTAAGAGGGTGAAACCATGAAGCGCAAAGGATTCGGAATATTTATAATACTCATGTTCCTCTCTATAAATATTTACCTGAACATGGTTGCAATTGAGGATTATCGAACGGAAATTATCGAACTTAACAAAAAATTTGAGCAGTTCAACTGGAATCAATATCAATCCACCAAACAAATTGAGGCACTAGAAAAGCAGATTAATGAGTTTTTGCAAAAGTGGAATGTCGGCATCATGGAAGTTACGGCTTATGCTCCACTTTCGCCTAATGCTGTTGAGGGAATGGACTATAGCGGAAATCCCCTGGTGACGGCATCAGGGGCAAGGACTAAGCCAGGGGTGACGGTTGCGGCGAGCAGAAATATACCTTTTGGAACTAATATGTGGGTCGATGGATTCGGCTGGCGAGTGGTAGAGGATCGCGGCGGTATGATTGGTGAGGGTAAGATTGATGTTGCGATGTGGAGCAGGAGAGAGGCATTAAAGTGGGGTAGGCGGGAGGTTGTGGTTGTTTATCCAGCGGTGAGATAGGAGGCGTAAAATGCAGTTTGATATATTTCGAGAAATCGTTGTTGATTCGTTCGCGGGTGGGGGTGGGGCTAGCTTAGGAATATCACAAGCCATAGGTCGTCCTGTTGATATAGCTATTAACCATGACCCTGCGGCGATAGCGATGCATAAAGCTAATCATCCTGACACGGTCCACTTCTGCGAAAATGTGTGGGAGGTTGACCCTAGAAAAACAACATGGGGTAGGAATGTAGGGTTGTTTTGGCTATCTCCCGACTGCACCCATCACAGTAAAGCCCGTGGCGGTAAGCCAAGAGAAAAGAATATCAGAGGGCTAGCATGGATAGCCATTAGGTGGGCGGCAACTGTAAAGCCGCGAGTTATCATGCTAGAGAATGTTGAGGAGTTTCAAGACTGGGGACCGTTGCTAAAAAATGGTCAGCCTGATCTAAAGCAAAAGGCTAGAACATTTAAAACATTCGTGAACGCTCTTAAGTATCAAGGTTACAAAGTGGAGTGGAAAGAGTTGCGGGCATGTGACTATGGGGCTCCAACAATAAGAAAAAGGCTATTTTTGATTGCTAGGCGTGACGGCATGCCTATTGTGTGGCCGGAGCCTACACACGGGGATCTAAAAAGTGAAGCTGTTAAATCAGGTAGGTTGAAACCGTGGAGAACGGCGGCAGAGATTATTAACTGGTCTAAACCCTGCCCTTCAATATTTGATACCGCCGAAGAAATTAAAGCTAAATATGGGGTTAAGGCAGTTAGACCATTGGCAGATAATACAATGCGGAGGATTGCTCGTGGAATGCAGAAGTTCGTAATTGATAATCCTGAACCATTTATAGTACGGGTTAATTATAGCGGAAGCAGTCACCACTACTGCAGTTCTATCAATGATCCATTATCGACAATTACATCAAAGAATGGATGGGGAGTAATAGCACCAACTCTAATTCAGTACCATAGCGAAACAGCTAGCCATGAAGCCAGAGGGCAGACATTAGATAAACCTATAATGACAATTGATACTTCTCCAAGATACGGATTAGTAACAGCTTTTATCTCAAAATATTACGACGGTACTTACAAAGGGGCAGGAAGTAGTTTGGAAGATCCACTGCATACTGCGACATCAAAAGACCATAATGCTTTAGTCACTAGCCACTTAGTAAAAATGAAAGGAACCAACATCGGTCAACCGGTGACTGATCCATTACAGACTATTACTTCAGGCGGATTACATTTTGGCGAGGTTAGAGCATTTTTGATGGCTTACTATGGGACAAGTATTGGTAGTAAATGTGACGAGCCACTACAGACAGTGGTATCAAAAGATAGATTTGGACTTGTAACTATTTACGGACAAGACTATCAAATAGTTGATATCGGCTTGCGAATGCTTGAGCCAAGAGAGTTGTTTAATGCCCAAGGATTTCCCGGGGACTATATTATCGACAGGGACGACCAAGGCAGACCATATCCAAAGAGTGCGCAGGTGGCACGGTGCGGAAATTCAGTTAGTCCGGTTATACCTAAAGCCATGGTCGAAGCGAACCTTCCTGAGTTATGCGGAATTAGCGAAAAAACTAAACAAACATCTTAAGAAAGGTAGTGGTGGTATGGTAAAACTTAACACCTTGGATATAACTTCAATTTTAGCAATTACAGCTGCAATAGTAACTTTCCCTTTATGGTTCGGATTGATTAATTAAAGTAGGTGGCGGCATGACTGAAACTAATCCACAAATTGAAAATGGGCACACAAGAATAGCCAATGAAATATTAGAGGTTGTTGCTAGGACTAAATTAAGCCCTACTCAATACAGAATAATTTTAATTGTCTGGCGATATACTTATGGTTTTCAGCGTAAGGCTCATAAATTATCATTAACCTTCTTATCTAAAGCCACGGGAGGAGATAGAAGAAATATTCAAAGGGAGCTTAATAACTTAATAGAACGCAATATTTTAACTGTTAAGAATAGTGGGCAGAAAAGGCTTATTGGCTTTAATAAGCACTATAAAAGATGGTTAACTGGTGGCGAAATAGACAACGGCGAAACGGACAACGGCGAAATCAACGCCAGTACTGGTGGCGAACAAGACGCCGGTACTGTTGGCGAAATCAACGCCGAAGAAAGAAAGAAAGAAAAATCTAAAGAAAATATATATAATATAGTCTTTTCCCATTGGAACTCTAAAAAGATAATTGTTCATAAAGAATTAAAGGACGAGCATAAAAAGGAAATAGACAAGGCAATTAAAGTTTGCTCTGTTAATGAAATACTTTTATCTATAGACAGGTATGAAATTATGCTCAGTGATGAAAAGTATGAATTTTGCTCTTATAAGTGGTCGCTGAAAGAATTTCTCTCGAGGGATAAAGGATATAAATTATTTCTGGATGATGGTAGTAAGTGGATAAATTATAAGCAACAGCAGGGGAAGAGAGTACCGAAAGATGATAAGCCTGAGTTTAATAAAGATAAACGCGATTTATCGTACTTAGTGGAATGAGTAGTTGGAGGTGAAAGGTGAACACTATTCTAAAATATCCGGGAAGTAAATGGAGTATAGCAGACTGGCTTATATATAATTTCCCGGCAGGTTATGAAAAAATGACATATTTAGAACCCTATTTTGGATCTGGGGCAGTGTTTTTTAACAAGAAACGGTCGCTTGTTGAAACTATAAATGACTTAGATAGTAATGTAATAAATTTATTTAAGCAGATAAGGGATAATCCGCAAGCACTGGCTAGAGCGGTAGAGCATACACCTTGGTCGAGAGAAGAATATAGCCTTAGTTATAAAAAGACCGGGGATGAGTTAGAAGATGCCAGACGGTTTCTTGTCCGGATGTGGCAAGCAATAGGTGCTAAGTCCAGCGATATAACCGGGTGGAGAAGCAATATTAAGGCTATAAATGGTAATGTAACTCAATGGGCAACTGTACTTCCTCAAAATATTATCAATATATCTAATAGGCTAAAACATGCTAGTAATCGGTTAGTACAGATTGAAAATCAACCGGCCGTAAAAGTAATAGAACGTTATGCCCGGGAAAATGTGTTTATTTACGCTGACCCTCCATATGTCTTAAGCACAAGAAGTAAAAGGATATATGCTTGCGAAATGAAAGATGCTGACCATATCGAACTATTACAGCTGCTTTTAAAACATCCTGGCCCTGTGATGATATCAGGGTATATGAACGATATTTATGCAGAATTACTAAAGAGTTGGAATAAGCAAATTAGATTTTCTAACTGCGAAAGTGGTTTAAAGAGGGAGGAAATAATTTGGATGAATTATGAACCACCGTCCGAACAGTTAAGTATCATGATTTAAATATGGAGTGATGCGAAATGCCGAGACAACTAATAACTAAAGATGAATTATTCAAAAGGTACCAGCAATTCAAAACATTATCAGTAAAAGAAAAAGCTAAAATGCGTTCCAAGTTGTATTGCCCCGCAAAAAGATATTACGGCACGTGGAAAAATTTCCTTGAAGCCATGGAATCTGAACCTATAAAGAGTGAATCAAAAAGTAAAGATAGACCAAAAACTGATCGGATAAAACAATTGGCTGCGGTCATAAAGATGGCTCACGATACAGGTAGAAAAGTTGAAGTTTTAAAGTGTGTTGAAGCAGTACGCCGAGGCGATGCGGATTGCTTGAGGATAATTTAGAAATACAGTATGTAAATTATATAAAGGAAGGACTGATAAATAATGTTTATGGCGTGTGACGGTTGTATTTATAACAAAGGACAAGTTGATGTGTATTATTGCGAAAAACATGGCCCACAAAGCCCTCCGATTACTCTCTGTGAAGATAGAAAAGAACAACAAACTATATCTAAAGATGAGGCCGGAAATATTGAGGATATTTTTAGTAGTTCGCGTTTCAAAGATAACGCGAATAAAAGGAGTGGATTAAATTGTTAAATAGAATAATTTTGATAGGACGCCTCACAAAAGACCCCGATCTAAAGGTGGTGGTGGGTAGTGCATATGCAACAAAAGCGATGGACCACTGAAGAAGTTAAGATAGTAAAAAATATGGTAGCTAATAATTATACGAATAAAGAGATTGCTTTAAGATTAAAACGTTCGAAATCTTCTTTAAGTAATCTGCTTGCTAGATTAGGTTTAACAAGGCCAAAAGGTACCAATCAATATAGTTTTAATAAAAATGCAATTAATGGGATGACTGGCAGAAAGCATAGTGAAGAAACGAGGAAAAAAATTTCGGAAAAAAGAAGCAGTTATATTATGGAGCGACATCCGAGTTGGAAAGGTGGTAAAAGAAAAAATCATAACGGTTATACCTTAATAAGAATGTCTAATCATCCGAGAGCCGTTAATGGCTATGTATTTGAGCATATTTTAATAATGGAATCAATATTAGGTAGATATTTAACATCTGAAGAAGTAGTTCACCACATTAATAGCAATAAAAATGATAATAGTCCCCAGAATTTAATGTTATTTAAAAATGAAAGTGATCATCAGCAATATCATGCTTTTATGAGAAGGGAGAAAGAATATAGTGCTTAATTCAGTAGTTTTAATAGGCAGATTAACGGCTGACCCTTCTTTAAGATATACACCTGCGGGAATAGCCGTGGCAACATTCACGCTAGCGGTCGATAGAAATTTTAAAAACGCACAGGGCGAAAAGGAAACTGACTTTATCCCTATAGTTGTTTGGAGAAAGCAAGCCGAGAATTGTGCCAATCATATCGGGAAAGGTTCTTTAATAGCGATAGAAGGCAGAATCCAAGTTCGTACCTACGAAACTAACGATGGGCAAAGACGCTGGGCAACGGAAATTATAGCGGAAAACGTGCGTTTTTTGGACTTCAAAAAGGACAAGCAGGAAAATAGTGAGAGTAGTTCCTTTGGCGGTGAAGAGGTTAGTTTTTCGGATGAGAATATACCCTTCTGATGTATCGATCAGAGGAAGCGGAGGAAATAATATGAACTTCACCATCGAAGAAGCTCTGTCCCGTGGGTGGATTACTCAGGCTGAGGCTAAGGAAATGCGGGCGAAGGAAAAGAAGGTGGATGCCCTAGCCGATAATTCGAGGTCACACAAATTTAACGCCCAAGCCGTGGAGATTGATGGTCACAAGTTCCCCTCTCTCAAAGAGGCTAACTATTATTGCGAATTAAAACTAAGGCTCAGGGCGGGAGATATAACCAAAATAGAGTTACAGCCTCGGTACACGCTAGAGGCAGGGCGAAGGTTGAAAAATGGCAAGTGGCTGCGGAAACGGGAATATGTTGCGGATTTCAGGATTACCTTTCCTGATGGGCGGCAACAGGTGATTGACACGAAAGGATTCCGTACTCCAACCTACCAAAGAAAAATCCGAGAGTTTTTAGATATGTACCCTAATATAGACTTTTTGGAAATATAAAAAGATTGGAGGAATTAAGAATGAATTTAAAATTACGAATTAAGTTTGGCGACATAATTAAATTACTTTTTGGTGGAAGTTTTCTAGTGTTGGATAGATATAACGATTCGATATTTAGAGTGCAAAAAGGCGAGGACACGTATATTACAAAAAGTTGATTAGGAGGAATAAAGTAAATGGGAAAAACAAAAATTGAGTGGGCAGACAAGACTTATAACCCAGTAACTGGGTGTACGAAGATAAGCGAAGGGTGTCAAAATTGTTACGCCGAACGTCTGACGAAAAGATTCTGGACAGACAAAGATTTTTCTAAGGTGACGTTACATCCTGATCGATTGGACCAGCCTTTAAAGTGGAAAAAGCCAAGCAAAATATTTGTGTGTAGCATGAGTGATTTATTCCATGAGGATGTACCGACATGGATGAGATTTGAGGTATTAGATATTATCTTTGAAGCAAAACAGCATACTTTTCTTGTCCTCACAAAGAGACCACAACAGATGTATGATTTTTTTGATTGGTACTACAAAAAAGCCGGAAGAACAACAGAAATAATAAAAAATCTCTGGTTAGGAGTAACAACTGAGAATCAAAGGACAGCTGATGAGCGAATACCAATACTGTTACAGATACCAGCTGCAGTTAGGTTTGTTAGTGTGGAGCCGATGTTGAGTCCAATTAGTTTAAGATGGTTATCCGCATGGAACGGGAAAGCATTAAAACCTTATCCATTATTAAAAACAGATCATTTAGATGGATTAAGAAAACTTAGTTGGGTTATATGCGGTGGCGAGAGTGGACCTGGTGCCAGAAAAATGAAATATGAATGGGCTTATGAATTAAACAAACAATGCCAAGATGCAGGAGTGCCATTTTTCTATAAGCAAGGTCCTGATGATGATGGTAAATGGGGTAAGATGCCAAAATTAAATGGTATTATTTGGGATCAGCGTCCCAAGGTGGAAACATGAAAACAGCACAAGAAACTGCCCTTGAGGAACGGATTTACACACCCGGAAGCATAGATGAAGCATACAACAATTTCCCCGCAATAGGCAGAAGAATCAGAATAGAATATTACCGTGAATACAGTGGCGCCTTACAAAGTGAGAATATCACCAAAAAGAAAAACGTGAAAAGGTGGGCAAAGGTGGTACAGAAGGTTAGACATAACGAAGGTTCATTTTTCACGGTGGAAGTTATACCGGAACAAAGGGCAGGGAAAAGGGGTAGATATAAATTGGCGTTTCAGTTTGTGGATTTAATAACCGGCAGAGTAAAAGTATCGGAGGTGGTCTGATTGGCTTATGCTGACTTCGCACATTTAAAAGATAAACAAAAAAACGAGATACAATATTGCCGGAATCTTAAGGTAGGCAATAAAATTAAATTTCAAACAGAAAAACAAAGATATACCGTTAGAGCTAAGTCAGATAGATTTATTATTTGCACAAAACCTTTTAATGCAAGAAAAGCATTTCTTTATACAATAGTTGACTTTGAAAGATTAGTAAGGGGCCCGGTAAATCTTATTTTCGGATTAGTTTGGGATTTTAATATACCGGAAGAACTAGAGGAATGTTTAAGACAATTAGAAGCAGAAGAAGTGGAAGTATCTCATAGGCGCTGTATTGTATTAGATGTTGCGATGGAGGTGGTCTGATGGAGGAGCGAATGCATGACAAGGAATGGTTTAAACAGACAGTCGCTGAACTGCGGGAATATCGGGTGCTAGTGAAACGCGCTTGGATAATACGCATCCAACTCATGAAAGATTCGGGCCCGGATGAAAAGGTAATCGCTAATTATTCCCTCTCCATCGGTGCAGGACAGAATCCTGACGAAATAAGTAAGCTAGAAGTAGATTTGTTGGAGAAGGAAAAGCGGATTAAGTCCATCGACGCAAGTTTGGAATCCTTGGAGCCACGGGAAAGGGAGGTAATCGAGGCTAAATTCATGCAGGGCAAGAAGGACCAAGAGATTTATAACGACATACTGCAAATATCAAGCCAGACATTTTACGGTGTTTATAACGGGGCTGTGGAGAAGATTGCGAAGTGTTTGGGGTATTTGGAATGCTGAGGATTATAAATTAAGCGAAGGGGTGAAGAAAATAAAATGATATATCTAATTGATTTATCACCTTTAATGCAAAGAACCATAGAAGAGGGTATTACATTTATGGTAAGCCAAAGCGGAATACCAAATTACTATAATCTATATTTTGCTAAATATGTTGACCGAAAAGGCAATAGTTCCGTCAGACTTTCATACCATCAGAATGAAGGCGTGGTTTACCAATATGCAGACGAGAAACACTCAATAATAAAATTTGAAACTATAGACGATGTATTAAAGCATGTTATTAGCGAATTAAGTTAATACACATTTTCTAATTAGGAGGTCTAAAAGTGAAAAATATCAAAAACAAAATCCTTCCAAAGTCCCTGTAAACAGGGTTGCCACAGGTTTAGGATTATATCACTTAATCCGAGGGGGTAGTTGCCCGAATAACCGAAGGGTGTGTAAAAAAGGCACAAAACACGTTGTTAGTTGCGTTGGCTAGGTAACTCCTACCAGCATGGGAAGCCCAAACGTGTGAGCCTACTTGAAGTGAAATAAATTCAAGTAGGTGGAAGGATTGAAGGTATGTTGGATTAGTGCTGGGGTTAGTTCTTTTATATCCGGTTGGCTCATAAGGGATGAAGTTGATGAGTTTATTTATACACATATAGATGACCAGCATAAAGATAGCTTAAGATTCCTTGTTGATTGCGAAAAGGCACTGGGTAAAAAAATAACCGTTCTCCAATCTATGTACAAGACAGTTGATGAAGTAGTAAGGCAATTTAGATTTATTAATTCAGCTTATGGTGCTAAGTGTACCCAAGTGTTAAAAAAGAGAGTTCGTAAGGTTTGGGAAAATCAGAATCCGGGTTTACATACTTACGTGTGGGGCTTTGATTGTGGTGAGAGAGGTAGAGTCGATAGGCTTTTGGAGTCAATGCCTGAATATCTTCATGTATTTCCTTTGATTGAAAATAACCTTGCTAAAGAAGATTGCCACGGCATATTAAAACAATTAGGCATTAAACGCCCCGTGATGTACGACCTTGGATATCGCAATAATAACTGTGTTGGCTGTGTTAAAGGCGGCATGGGCTACTGGAATAAAATTAGGGTTGATTTTCCGGAAGTCTTTGAAAGAAGAGCAAGGATGGAACGTAGAATAGGGCGTACATGCATCAAGGGTATTTACTTGGATGAGTTGGACCCGAATAGAGGAATATTCAAGGATGAAGTTTTGGAAGAATGTAGTATTATGTGCCAGATTTACGGGGCGTAAAGTGTAAATTATGTGAAGGAGTTGTTGGGAAATGTATAGTATGCAGTTATATATTGGCGAAGCATATATACCAAGAAAAAGAGAAATCGTTAAATTTTATACTGTAAAAGTTGATGATGTTATTGAGTTTTTTCAATCAGAACAATTTAAGAAGTGGTTAGATAAAAACGGACATAAAGCAACTAATGTAAATAAGTCACTAAACTACAACCAAACAACAGAAATATTTTTTAATGGAGTTAAGTCTCTGAAAGAACAAGGGAAAGACAAGTTAAACACTAGGATAATGTTTAAAAATTTCAAAAGTCTATTTGGCAAATTAATAGAGTTTAAAAGTTGTTCAACGAAGTGACGTATTACAACGATTAACCGAAAGGAGGAAGAGATGAAAAAATATGTAGAAGTGCAAATTATAAAGCATGCATTAGCACGATATATCGAAAGACCGGAAGCAACGGAAAAAGATATTGGGAGAGAAAAAGAATTGCTTGATAAATACACGGAAATAGTAAATTATTTAAAAGAAAAATATAGAATTAAATAGTTTACATTCCAATTATTAATTAAAAGGAGGGATTTGCGTGAATACTCTAACCGAAAAAATATTGTGCAAGGACACTTTGGCTGAGACTGAACGGATATTTGGCGGCAAACATTGGTCAGAATTTAACGATTCGGAGCAGGAATTTTCTTTCGCTAAGGCTATTGTTGATAATGTGGCGAAAGACGAATACTTTAAAAACATAGGGGATACCCACTTTAGTATGAGTTGGGACGAGTTCAAAAGACTTATTAAGCAGCATGGTTTTATCCCTGCCCTTGAATATGACATACAGGGCGAATCCGTCAATGAGGCTATAATCTACTACCACCCTCAAAAGGGGTTGATTATTTTCGCAACAAGTTATTCGGAGAAAAGAACGGTCAATAGTGGCAACCTATACGGCTAAATACAAGCAAAAAGCAAAGAGGACTGCAAAACTATTTGGAAGTGGTTGTCTACAGGAGGTTGTATTGACCATGAAAAAATGATCTATGAAACACAGCAAGATACCAGAGAGGGGCTTTTCAGCAAACTGGCGATACTTGAAGGAGCTGGGAAATTCTTGCCAAAATGGACAGGAAAAAGGCGTTGTATCTTGTGGTTTGTGGATTTTATCGAGAGTAAAGTGCCAGGGTATGATTACAAACAAATAACGCTGAATAAAATCAGGCGATGCCCAAAGGAAATGCAGGAGATAATCGGGATGACGGAGGAGGAATAGCTTTGAATATCATATGCAGGGGCAGGCGAGGAGGCAAAACTATAGAGGCGATAAAGCAAGCGGCGGCAACAGGGGCGCATATCGTTTGTCCTGATTTTAAGGAGTGGGGGAAAGAGAAATGAACAAAATAATTGCGATTGATGATCTGATACGAAAATGCGGACATTTTTGTAGTATAGAGGAAAACAACGGCTACGGTTGCAGTCATCCAGAAAGCGAGGAGGGAAAATGTTACACATTTAGTTGCCCTATCGCCGTATCTGCCAGTTATAACGATTTACTTGAACTTGAACCCGAACTTGCAAAAGAGTATGAATATCAGCTTGAATATAAAAACCCCGAGGAAGAAAGCCTAGACAGCGATTGGATGGTACAATATGCCGACGAGAAGGGAGAAATAGCTCATGCAACAGCATATAAGCCCAGAATGGTTAAACGAACTAAGTAAGTATGAGCGGACGGCACTAAGGAACATGTGGAAGCCACAAAAAGGAAATTTATTTATTTGTATTGGCAACGAATTTTTGCAAGGAAAAATATTTAGTTATGACGGCGAGGGTAATTTATATAGTGGCTCACATCCCCTCCTAAACATCGGGCAAATGATTGAAATACTGATAGAACATGGCGAATCCGATGAATATGATCTTTATCCTACGCTTGGTTTTAGTGGAAACTATATGTATCCAAAGGTTGGATTTTACTGGGAAGGCAGGGAAAAAGGAAAGGCGCTAATCCGTGCCCTATGGGATACAGTAAAAGAAATAATCAAAGAAAAATCAAAGACTTTTCAAAGATAAATCAAAGAGTAATCAAAGGCGGGAAGGGTTGACAAGCCCCTTAAATAAAATTTATAATTAATGTAGTTAAACATGTCGAATAAATCGAAGACCTCCATCGCGGGGTCTTTTTTTGTTGGGGGAATTACTATGTTATATATAGACGATAACGGCAAGGCTCGATGTAACGAATGCTGTATAGCCTGTGATAAAGACAAGAAATCCTGCGAGGCATATAAAGAACGTGGCAGGGCGGTAAAAAGAGAAATATATAAAGCTAAAAAATTGGAGGTTGCTCCTAATGCGTAGACTAACAAAATCCGAATATTTACGGCACAAAGCCAAAGGGCGTCAAGTCAAACGCACAAAGAACGGGTTTTGGTTGATGTGTGTGCATTAAGACAAAAAAAAGAAGGGGCACGAAGCCCCAGTTTATTTACTTAATTTTGCCTCAAGCTGTGCTAGTGCCATTTTATGATACTTTCTATCTTTTTCGGATGTATCATATTTAAGTAAATATTTTAGTGTAGCTATAAGTTTCTTTATTTTTTCTGTGCTGTCAGGAATTGCAACGCTCATTACCAAAATTACACCCCCTTTCGCAGTAACATGACAACGCCCATAATCCCGAGGGCAGGAATAAAACCTCCCGCCTGATAAGGGGATGCGGTGATAAAGCAGACTAAGAGAAAAACGGGAGGTGCAAGAAAAATCATGCAGTCACCCTCTCTATTGGCGGAATACTCCTTATTTTTTCCCGTAGCTGTACGGGACGAATTGCTGTATAAATAGAGGTCGTTTGTATTGATGAATGGCCCATAAGCTCGCGCACATCCTGGATTGTAAGCCCTTCTTCTAGCCGTTCCGTGGCATAGCACGCTCTAAAAGTGTGAGGATGTACTTTAGCCTTCTCGCGACCATCCTGCAAAAATACCCCGGCTTTTTCGGAGTATAGATAAACAAATTTGCGGATCTGCGACTGATCCATTTTTTGACCCCTATGAGAGGAAAATAGAAAGTCACCTGGGAGCCTTTTGGACTCCCATTTAGATAACCAGTCAATAGTTTCCGGGTCAATCGGAATATAGCGGTCTTTTTTGCCCTTACCTTGCTGGATATAGATATAGCCATCCTTAAGGTTAATATCAGCAAAAGAAAGATTACAAACTTCTTCAACCCTCAGCCCGGCACGATACAATATTTGCAAAATAACTCGATTCCTCAATCCGGTAACAGTCTTGACATTCGGCACGGCGAGTATTTTTTTCACGTCCTCCCGTGATAGGATTTTAGGCAGCTTCTTTGGTTGCCGTTTTTTGATAGTTTCCATAGTTAACACGCTCCTTCTCATAATAAAGGGCGGGGTTCCTCCTTGACCCGCCCGCCCCCTTCTTAAAGACTAGTTATTGTATACCCAACATTCTTCTGGTAGCTCAGCAGCTTCAAATCCGTCCCTGTGATGTTGTACTGCATCTGCCATGTTGTAGAAAGTTGAAACATCAGTACTAGGCGAAGCGTCATCCCAAGCGAAAAATAGACCACGAAATGAAGTGACATACCAAGTCACATCAACATTTTCAACAACCGGAATAGCGTCAGTTTTGAGGTTGAGAGAAAAATTTTCATGTTGTTTGTCATTAGCTTGTTTTTCTTCCTCTGGACAAGAGAAGTAAATAACTTTTTCAACTTGGTCCATATCAACGATTTCTAATTCTTGACCGCAAACTTCGCATTGTGGTCCTACTGGCTTCCAATCATTGATGCCGTGGTGCTTGATGATATTGACTACTGCTTTGTGGTTTTGAACCTGCCATGCACCATTTGGAGGAACTTGGATAATATAATCTCTTTCTTTGAAAGATACATCTTGATCTCCTTCATATCCATTGATAATTACGCCAGTCGAGTTTTTGATTTTTTCTCCACTTTTTAAATTAATTAACAATTGTTCACTTTTTAACATTAATAACACGCTCCTATAAATTATTTTTACCTTACGGCATTCCTAATAGGTAGGCTAGAGCCGGTGCAAGGCCACCGGCAGGCTTTATTTTTTATTAATTAGTTTCGCCATAATACAGCATTAACCTTCTAAACTCCTGCCAATTTCCGCAACTCGGCGATAATATCAACGCCGTTATTAGCTGACTTAATTAAAAAGTCGGCTTGTTCGCGGTTTAGAGGCCATTCGCGGGTGTCTAACTTAGTTATGCAGTGTAATGCCCAAAGTTGCTTTTTAGTGGCTTTTGAAAAGTCCACCGTGATAATGTTATTTTTGCTACCGCTCATATGTTCGGTAGTGGGTGTGTGGCTTTCAGGTTGCCCGCCTGTTAAACTTTCCACACCTTGTTGGTGTGTTTGTATGCAGGTATCATTTTTAGACGATTCTAGGGCATTTTGAGGGGTAGTATTTTCCCGACCCAAGACAATATTAATGCGTTCCTGGTTTCGTTGGGTGATTTCTGCAGCGGTAACGCCTAAAAAGATTCTTTCAGCCTCGGACCATTGATAAGGAGCAAAACCCCGGTCCCCATGATGCGGGCAAAATTGCTCATTAAGAATATCCGTGATAGAGGTTTTAAGCTCAGCCGACATTTTACGGTTGACATGCACATATTTAGCACCATGGCAGCCGGGAACGTGGACCTTGACCGAATACGAAAGGTCCTGCATACCGTCAAACCGCCCATATTGGAAAAGGTCGGCGATTGCTTCGACTTCTTCCTTTAGCGGTCCGTCTGTATAGCTAACATCAATACTACAACCCATTGAAAAAGTATCGCTTTTGACCGAAAATTTGACGCCAGGGAAAAACTTCTGCAGATGTCCTTTTAAAACCTTGGCAGAGTGAGCCGGTTCAGCGAGCCCAGTTTTCTCGGCTTTGCGTTGCTCCTTATACTCTTGATTGCGCTTTAAGCCGTCAAGCCATTCTTGCAGGGCTTTTTCCATGCGCTCGGTGGAGTGGTAAAGATAATTCAGGTCAGGCTTTTGACGTTTGCCGGAAAAGCAAACTAGCCAAGGCTTATCAGCGTTTTTGGTGGATGAGCCTTTACCGATGTAAGCAACTGCTGAGAGTTCGGGAAATTCTTGGACTTTGGCATCCTTGGGGATGTAAAATTCTCGGGTTAATTTCAATGGTTACACCTCCGAATAATTAATATATTGTTTTAATCTTTGGTTCTCTTGGTCATTATGCTGATTCATTAAACTGTTAAGTAAAATATGGGCATCCTGCTTGATTTGGTTTTGATATTTTTCGTTGTCGCATTGATAAGATAGTGCATAATTAGTTAACGAATTAATCATTAAAGCAACTTGTTTGCTGGTTAATTTATACAAATTCAAAACCTCCTTCATATTTTCCACCCGCCCCGAAGGGCGACGCTCACGGCTTAAGGAAACTTTTTAGAGTGGCCGTGACCACTTAGACGGCTAGCTTTAGTAATTAACAAGCATAACGACCCAGAGTAGCCTACTTAACTGTTTCCTGCCAATTTTCGGTGTTGTGAATTATCCAATGTTTGTTGTAGCCGTTAAAATGTCTCAAAAGGTGCAGAAGTTCAGGGTTTTCTTGGTCAACCCATAAGGAAAAATTGGGGTATTGTTTACCATCAGCCTTTTCAAGTGCATAAAAATGGGCTTTAATTTCCTCAGCCCTGGCGGTAAGTTCGGCATTATAAATAAACTCATCGCCGTAATTGTAGCCGTTACCATCTTTAAAAACACGATAGCCAGCCAGATCGGGCAGGGTTACAACCTCATCAAAGCTGCAACCAAGAGAATTTACAAAGTGCAGAACGTTTTCTTTGTTGTATTCAAAAGTTAAGTTGTTTCTGTTTTTAATGCGGTTTTTATTACAGTCATCATGGTCACCCGTAATATAAAAGCAATCAGTAACCCAACCAGCATATTTAAGATTTTTAACAAGCGGCGAACTGTTCTTTGTAACTTCATGAGCGGATAACTCTAAATAAATTTTCTGGCCTTTATCATTTGTAAAAGCTGTTCTTACTCGGCAATTCAGCATATTAGTTGCCTTGCTTATATCCGCATCGGACCAACCAGCACCTTCAAAAAATAAAGTTTTCATTTTAATAAATCCCCCTTAAATTTAATTTTGAACCCCTAGAAAAACCCCCGCAGCGGTGGAGGCTTTTCTGGAGGCTCAAACCTCACAGATTAACTTTTTGGCACTAATCTCATAACTCGACGGCAGCAGGTAAATGTGTCATCGGGTGCAGCCCAAAAATAATCAGATGGGTTTGCGGAGTAGCGACAACCGCAAGCAGTGCAAACCATTTCTAAGCTTGCATGTAGGTTTTTGGTATGTGCGTATACAACCTTTTGTTTTTTCACAAAATAGCCCCCTTTTATTTGCTCCCGGACTTGTGACCAGGACCGGCTCTGACCGGTGTGCATTACCGCCGGATTGCCCGGCGTCACTCTGCATTAGATTCCGTTCCAGCCATCATCTAAATGCTTGTAGCCCGATGGCCTGTTGTCTAGTGCCTGGTCTCTGGTGTCGTATTCGCGGGAGAGGTCCTTTTCATTGGGTGACTGCCAAATGTAACCTTCGCGACCTTTTTCGGGACCGTCAATGTAGCTGAACGGGATTAATAGAGCAGTTCTCATAATTAGTGACCTCCTTTAATTTCTTGATCCTGCCCGCAGTATGGGCAAACCATTTGACCGGCGATTCTGCCTAGCCCTGTGAGATTAGCACTACAATTTTTACAAGTTTTCATAACTCATTACCTCCAATTTTATTTAGTCCCCTTAGCAAGGGCAGAGGCCGTAGCCTCTCGCACGATTCACACGCCGACTAATTGAGATAGTATCTTTTTTCATCTTTACAGTTTGGGGATTCTATTATTGCCCATGCGTTACCATCCTCACCATTTGACCATGTGTAATCTTTACCTGTTGTTACTTCGAGTGCAAAGGATAAACCACTAAAATAATTATTCATATTATGCAGTATTGTTTCAGCGGAGCAAAAAGCATCTGCATTTTTTTCTCTATCCCTGATATAACCAACGATTTCCTTCATTTTGTTTATAACCGCTTGCTTTTGTTCTTTTTTCATTTTTAAAAACCTCCGTTTCATTTATTGGGTTCAAGCCCCAAGATAAACCCCTAATCGATTTAGAGGCTTATCTTTAGGCTTTAGCCTAATTCCCACTACTCCGGCTAGCATTGGCACCGTTGGCCTCTGTACCCGTGGTTCCCGTGCCTTGGTCCGCATGATGCAGGCTTCGCTGGCTTGGGGTTCGTGGCGTGTTATTTAGTTCTTCTATCTGATACCATTATACAACGTAACGTTATGTGGTGTCAATACTTTTCGTGCATTTATTTTAAAAGTTTTTTAATTTATTTTTGAGCATAAAAAAACCCCGTGCCCATTACTTGGGACGAGGTTTGAACCCTATTTGCTCGGCGTATGCATCAGCTAGTGCCCAAAACAGGGCGACCATTGTTAGACTGCTATGCTGGGCTAGCTCTGCAAACCAGGCTTTTTGCTCTGCAGCTACATCAAAAAAAAGTCTTACTTTTCCTACTGCCATTTTGACCGCCTCCTTTTGGAGGATATTATACCACGTTACGCAATGCAAAACAACCCCGAGGAGGTGGATTCCATGAAGTTACCTATCAAACCAGTATTTGAGTTTGCCAACCTGCCCAAAGCAGGATCAAAGATACAACCACCGGCACCACTGGCACCACTGGCACCCGTGCAGACACCAAAGCCCATGTCCAGGAGCAAACAGCAGCAATCACCACAACAGCCGGCATGGTTGAGTGACACACCGCCGGCGAAAGCTGAGGGAGATATCGCACTAGCCACGGTTGAGGTGCTAAGCGGTGAGTGGACGCATGAGCAGGAGAGAGCCGGAGGAGCGACAGTCGGACCGCTTGAGCCTATCAGCTACCATGATGGGAGTAACCAGGCGTTAGCAGCTGGCTATGATGATGAGACCAAAGACCAAGCACTAAACCTTATCATTGATGAGGGTAGGAGTATTATCTCAGTATGCAGAGAGATGCACCTAGATCGGCGTACCGTTGGCTCATGGCTCAATGAGTACAAGACAGAGAGGGAGACACAATCAGAGGCTAATGATCTGAGGCAGGTTGACAAGTTGGAGAGTGTGAGCAATCAGATTCTCAACTCGCTTGATAAAAATAAATTAGCAAAAGCAGGAGTTAAGGACCTGGGCATAGCTTACGGCATACTCAGGGATAAGCTCAAGGATATCAGAGGTCCTAGATCATCCGGCAATAGCACCACTTTACGCGTTGCCTGGTCAGGTGGAGAGGGTGCAATCGAGGTAAAGCAGGGCTAGATGCACGATAATGTATATTTCCGTGCATATATAGCACATATTTGGTGACGCGTTCCACCGTGTGTGGACACTGCCCAGCACAACTGCAACCCCCGGCACTATTACCGAGGCGGGCGAAGGGTACGGGGGGAGGGTATCTGTAGTGCGCCATGACACACCCCGCGCAACTCCCCAAACAAATGCGCCCCTTTTTTTAATACATCCCTTGTTTTAGAGGACTACTTAAGTACCGCAAGTCAAATACCAAATATTTTTCCTAAAACAAATTGCCGTTTTATTGGCACTAATTAACCAAAATCTTTTAAGGACCAAAGAGAATTACAGAATAAGAGGGGCACAACCTCAAAAAAATGCCTTTCATCCTTAGAGTGGTGTGGGCTACAGGGTTTGTTCGTTAGTCCATCAGATGGACTTATACCCCCCTTATTAGTCCATGTGGTGGACTTTTGTTTTCAAAAGGAAGGTGAAAATCAAATGAGTGAAGATGCAGTTTCTTATATCGTAAATACTAGTACAGGAGAGGTAGAAAATGAGATTCGCACAGGAGATAGGCATAAAATAACCCGCCGCGAGAGCATAGAATACCTAGCTCAATTCCAGGAGTGGAAGATTGAACAATTCTTTAAGGGACATATTGAGGAAATACGTAAACTAACAAAAGAGCTTTCTACCAACGAGAAGGCTTTTTTGTTTTCAGTTGCTATTTATGTAGGATATGAAGATTGTTGCCTGAAATATTCCAACGGGAAAGACATCACCACTGAGGATTTAATAAGCATTACAGGTCTTGGACGGTCCACGTTATTTGAGACGATAAAAAGCCTTGTAAAAAAGGATATTATCTATAAGGGTAAAAACAGTAAGAACCGTCAGTATTTTGTTAATCCGTGGTTATTCTGCAAGGGTAATAGGATTAACAAGGTGCTTAAGACCATGTTTAAAAATTACAAAGTCCGTGTTCGTGGTGGAATGGCATGGAAGAACTTAAAGGACATAGATTAATATGCTTATTATGCCAAACGTTTTACTATATTCACAATATCCCTGCCCCTCCGACTATTCAGAACATTCAGCCGCGACCGCGCCAAAATAAGCTCTCTCCACTTCGTTCCGCTTCGCTTATTTTGTGGTTGATTCATTCTCCTATAAAATCAAGTTTTGTAACCTGTTTTCTGTACTTTCAAAGACACATTCTTGTACAGTTCAATGTACAGTTATTTTACCCCCTGGCGAGGGGTTTTTGTATTTAGAAATATAATTTTGGCAAGGGCAAAGCAAAGCAAGGTAAAAAAAAGAAAAGAAAAGGAGAGAAAAAACAAATGAAAATAGTTGATTTAGACAAAGAGTTAGTGATTGAAGCTGTTGATATTATCCCGGAGGAATATAAAATTTTCAGGAAAGAGCAAATTGCTTATGTTGATGCATTAACCGGTCAGATTTTACTTAACGATGCAAAGGGACAACTTCTCAATGTCATTGAAGGGATCGGGTTGCCGGAAAGACAGGAAGTCGCTGTTAAGCGTATGGTGACCAACGTTCTACATGAAGCGCATCATGATGTTAGCAAGAGCCTTGAGTTGGTAGAAACACGGTAGAACTGGCTTGCCCTTGCCAGTTTATCCAAAATAAATTTAGGGAGGCGAGTTTTATGGGTTGTCTGCGCTACGTTAGTTTTAAAGACCTTGATAAGGCACGACAAAAGGAATTTATTGCAGAAGCCGACAAGATTTTTAAGCGAAACGGCATCGTGGTTGACGACATAATCATCAGTTGGGTGGAAATCGGTAACGCAAGTGAGCCTTATACCTTAATTCATGCAAACGGCATAACGCTTTATGATGAAACACACTCCCCTCTATGGTCCAAAAACGAGAACGCAACGAAGCTACGGGGAGGCGAAAACAAATGGCAGACGCAATTTTAGGAATACTCAGCGTTTTATCATTATTAGTCGTATTATTCCTTGCCTCAATGCCTCATGGCAAAGTCCATGATATACCACAGGCACAGTATAAACCACCAATTGTGCCACCGAAACAATAAATATTTATGGAGGCGAAACCCATGTATAAAACATACCTTGGCGAAGGTTATCACGACAAAGTGCGAAAATTACTTACTGCTGACGACAAAATATGTACTAACACCATGATCGATGCACCTGTGGTTATAGGTGCCATGAAAAAACTACTTGCACCATACCTAGAGCAAAGCCCTTTTCAATTTGGCGATAAAAAGGTGCAAGTGGAAAACGAAGAGGAATTTGCTGAATTTCAACAGGCAGCACTTTATCTACTAGCAGGAATCCTCTGTTCGCCCATCATTAGCAGGGCAAAAGTACCGCCATTCAACAGTTTTAAGTACCAAAAGAACTGGAAGAAGAAGCAAGAAAAGCTGATGAAGAAGGGCCATATGCTTCTGCAGTTTCTGATTACATGATTGATTACTACAGATATACGGACGCGGAAATTAAAAAGTTACTGCAAAGCCTGACTATTGTCATTGACACAAGGGAACAAAAAAATAAAACAATAATTGATTACTTTGAGGCTAAGAAAATACCTTATATCACTCAAAAGATGGATTTTTGCGATTATACAGCATTTTTTCCTGCCAATTCTGAATTAGGAATTATCCGCGATACATATATTGATTGTTTTCTTGAAAGAAAAGGTTCGCTAGAAGAATTGAGCGGGAATTTATGTAACGACCGTACAAGACTAGAAAGTGAATTTTTGAGGGCTAAAGGTAAACGGCTTATTATGATGGTCGAAGAAACCGCGGGGCTTGAAAAAATCATTGAACACAAATACAAGACAGAGTATAACGAGAAGTCATTTTTGGCTTCTATTTTTAGTTTTGCACATAGATATGGTATTGATATTCATTTTGTCGCTCAGAAATATGCTGGCATGTTCATATTTATGCAAATGTATTATGCAGCGAGAGAGTTATTAAAGGCGTAAAAATACAATTAAAATTTTTAGGAGGCGAATTAAAATGATTGAGATTTATCCGAAAATTTTTACTGGAAACGACAACGATGCTTTAGAAGTGTTAAGTATGCCGGAGGATGATTGGTATATTTTGCACACGGCAAAAGAACCATACCACAGAGCGTTCTTGCAGTATGTAGGTAGAGGCGCACCCAAGGACCATCCGGAATACCTTGTTGCACGCCGTGGCAACCGCATGGCATTAAATATGGTTGATGCTAAGAGTCCCGAGTTTTTCAGTCGTGAGATGATTGAAGCGGGGCTTAATTTTTTGGAAGAAGGATATAAGGCAGGAAAGAAATTATTAATACACTGCAACCAGGGCGAGAGTCGTGGTCCATCAGTGGCGATGCTATTTATTTATAAACGCATCATTGACCCGGAAACGGAAACATTCACTCCATTTGGCAATGCAGAAGAAAAAATGAAGTGCAGTTACCCCGCCTACAACCCCGGCGAAGGCATCCGAGGGCATTTGATGAAGTTTTGGGTGGGTGAGTATTGATGACAAATAAAGAAGAAGAAAAATTAGGCGAAATAATTAGTCAATTAGATACGGCTGTAGGCATGTTGATTGTAGCCGCAATGAAAGACAAAACAGTCAAAGAAGCGATGGAAATGGTTTCTCAAGCTTCATTTGACTTAGGAAATATGATTTAAAGGCTAATTTTAGGGGCTGATAACATGAAGCGTACCTGCCAAAGATGCAATAGTGAGTTTGAGGGGAAAAGTGGAACTAATTATTGCCCCGAATGCTCACATCATGAGGAAATATGCAAGGTTTGCGGCAAAAAGTTCATAACAACTAAAGCCCAACAGGTAAAATGCCCCGACTGTGTGGGCAAAGCACCGCCTAAACCGAGCAGGGCAGGAGAAGTAAAATGCGTCATATGTGACGCTATTTTTATGGCTAAAAACGCTGAAACGGCTAAATATTGCCCTACTTGCAGGGAATTGAACCACGATCAGAAGAAAAAGCTTGGTGGAGCCACCCCTACTAGCGATAATCAGAAGATGGTACAGGTCAAATGTGCTTTCTGCGGCAATTCTTTTCCATGCACATGGAAGGAATACCGCAGAGGGCGTAAATATTGCAACACCACTTGCCGTGATGATGCGAAGAGGAAGAAAACTGCCGAGAAATATGGACCTACGCCGATGGAAGATAAGCCCGTGCAGGTGGCAGAGATTGATTATGCACCTCACCCCGGGCAGATGGAATTTCATAATAGTTCAGCACGTTTTCGTGCCCTGATATGCGCGAACAGGTGGGGAAAAGATAGGGCATCCATCAACGAGGCGATAAAACTACACGCTATGATGCTCTCGGAAAACCGCGCGACTACTCTTATACCACGAGTTATGGGATGGATTGTCGCTCCGACATATAAACTAGCGCGGCAAAACTGGCGGGAGTTAAAGCACTTTATGCCTCCTCAATGGGTTGTCTCTAAAAACGAATCAGAGAAGCAAATGGAAACTATTTTTGATGGGCTCATCGAAGTAAAATCAGCAGACGACCCCGATGGACTAGTTTCCGTTGGACTTGATTGGATGCTGATGACCGAGGTTGGGCAAGCCAAGAATCTTGACGACATTTGGGCTAACCTTTTTGCCCGTCTATCCTCTGCAGGCAGGGGATTAGGTGGCAACGGTGGTCTTGGTATATTTAACGGCACGCCATATGGAAGAAATTTCCTTTATAAAATGTACCAATGGGGACAAGATCCCACAATGCCACAGTGGGCAAGTTGGCAATTTGATTGCTATTCTAGCCCTTACATTAGACCAGAGGATATTGAAATAGCTAAAAAAACCTTGCCGGAGCGTCTTTTCAGGCAATATTGGTTAGCTGAGTTTCTTAATGACGGCGGCGAGGTTTTTATTAATGTTGATAAATTGAGCACAGGAAAGATACAAGACCCACAACTGGGAAAATTATACAAAAGTTCTTGGGATCCTGCCCAACGGGGCGATATTTCCTGTTTTGGCATTAGGGACCAATACGGCGTTCAGGTTTATAAGCGAACCTTCACCGGCATGGGTTGGGAACAACAGCTTGATATTGTCGATGTGCAATGTAAGCGATACAACCACGCTCCCCTTGACATTGACATGACCGGCGGCGGTGAAACATTACCGGAAGCCGCGCGAAAACGTGGTTTGATGGCGAACGGCATTTACTTCTCGGGTGGCGGTAATGTCAAAGAGCAGTTGGTGTCAAACCTGTCATTACTGATGGAGCAAGAAGCCGTAACGTTACTTGATGATGAAACCCAAAAGGAAGAGTTAAAGTCGTATGAATATAAACTAAATCCTAAAACGAAACATGTGCAATACTCAGCTCCGTCAGGGCTTCACGACGATCATGTTAGTATGTTGATGATGTTGTATAGAGACTTTGCAAGTGGTGCAATTATACTGCCATACCGTGGGCTTTTAGGCGGCATTAAAAAGAAGGTAATTTAGGAGGATTTATTATGAGCGATGTTAAGAGAATGGACATAAAAGAATTTAGACAAATAGGACTTATAGCTGAATTAAACCGTTCTTTTCTTCATCCCCTTGGAATGGCTTTGGAGGTAATAATTGATGACGAAACGGGAGAAGAGAAATTGGGTGGTATTTGGGACTATAGGGATGATCCCGAAGGTATGCTTTTCTCAAAAGAGCATTTTCCCTATGCAAAAATTATGATGGCTCAGGAGTTTATTAAAGAGAAGCATGAGCAACGAATGAAAACCCTTGGCTTTATTTACCAAGACCCGGAATTTCCACAATAAGTTTAATCTTTGCACGGCAAAGGGTTCGCAACCCTCCCACCACGCCTCCGGTGGGGTGCCGTGCAATTTAATTTTACGGAGGCAAATAAATAGTGTGGAGGCAAACAAATGAAAATAGCAATCTTAAGTAGTTATATCTTTCATCAGATCAAAGAAATTCAAGGCAAGGACCGCATCATATTCGGCGGCGGCGAAAAATATCTCTTTGAGTTATGCAAATTTCTTCAATCAGAGGGGCACCATGTCACGGTTTATCAGCCTATCAGCCCTATGTATGATGGGGATGAAGCTAGAAAAGCACCTTCGCAGATAAAAAAGGACTTCAAAGGCATCCCAATTATCTGCTTACCTGGATATAACAAATGGACAACAATGGGCACAAACCCCGAATTGAACCAGTTTTTTAACGAGGTGGCAGGATATTACGACTTTAGCGTTTTTTTCACCACGTTCTTGGCTTATCCCCACGTTCCCAAGCGGTCAATCAGCATATGCCACGGCATCTATTGGGACTATCCCAATCACACCTATGGACTAGCGACTGAGGACGGTAAAAGGGAGTACTTAAGGCAACACCTTTACGGCTTTGAAGCACCTAGTCTTTGTGTAGCCGTGGATTCCAATGCCAGAAGAGTTATCCAAGCTATCAAACCAGGTGCCGAGAGAAATATTCGGGTTATTCCGAATTTTGTAGACACCGAAAAGTTTGTCCCTGTGGAGAGGACATGGGAAGAAGTACGGGTGCTATATCCCCGCAGATTAACGATACTTAGGGGGCAAAACGAGTTTATCCGTGCCAGCCAAGAGCATCCCGAATACCACTACCTTGCAGTAGGACAGGCAACGTCTGAAAGCACCGAAAAACAGGCTCAAGAATGGGCTAAAACAGTGCCGCATCTCAACTTTATCCACAAAGAGATGGAAGGCATGGAGGAAGTTTATCAACAGAGCGATATAGCGGTTATTCCTACCAAAGCCTGCGAAGGACTCTCTATTTCTCTACTTGAGGCAATGTCCTGCGGCTTACCAATTGTAACCACGCCTGTTGGTGGAATAGGGGATGCCATCATAGACAACTATAATGCCTTAGTATTCGACCCCAACCACGACAACCTTGCCGATTACATCCACTTCCTAGCACAAAATGAACCGCTGCGGAAGGTTATGGGGCAGAGGAATAGGGAGATAGCCAAGTGCTTTGACTTGAGGGTATGGCAGAATAAGTGGCGTCAAATAATCAATTCGTTTTAGGGAGGTAGATATTATGATAATCGGATATGCCTATGTTGTGGCTGATCTCTTCCATGTCGGGCACTTAAAGCACCTCAGTACTTGCAAAGCCCAGTGCGACAAATTAATAGTTGGGGTTCTCACTGATGAGGCAACAATGGAGAAAAAACAAAGCCCGATTATCCCCTTTGCTGAAAGGTTGGAGATAATACGAGGTTTAAAATGCGTGGATAAGGCGGTAGAACAAGAAACATATTCGCCGTTAGAAAACGTTGTAAATTACAACGCAGATATTCTTTTCGAGAGTACGAGTCACACGGATTCGTCAATAGAAGAAGCGGCAAAGTTAATGTCAGAAGTTAACGGCAAGGCAATTGTCATGCCGTATTATGAGGGACAAAGTTCAACAGCGATTAAAAATAAAATAGTCGCGGAATGGAGGAAAAAATGAAACCTGTTAAGCATAAAACGTCTGCTCTGAAAAGCATTATATGGAGAATCATGGGGGTGCTTGTTTTAGGGCTCATAACCTATCTTTTCACTAGAAACTGGATTATTACGACCAAAATCACAATAGTCCACCATACCTTTTTCTTGTTTGTATTTTACCTACACGAAAGGGTATGGACATTGTTCAAAAACCCTGTCGGGCGAAAGAGGAATATTATCAAGTCAATCATTTATGAAATATTCTTAGGAATGGGCTTTGGTGGGTTAATTGTATTCGCATTTACAGGGAGTTTCCCCATGGTAGGTAAAGTTACGGTAACCTATACTGCGATCAAACTGATTATGTACTACTTTTATGACAAACTATGGCCAGAATTTAATAAGGAGGACTAAGACAGTGCCTTCGCCTTATTCCGAAGTAATAAAATTGATGACTGAGCCTATTTTAGAACATATCGATGTTCTGCCAAAGGCTCTTTTCTTTTTTCTCGAAGGAAACAAGGATGGGATATTCATGCACCATGGCATTTCAGATAAGGGCTATCATCGGATAGAAAGATTGAAGAAAATTAAACATTTGCTTTATCCCGGACCTACATGGAAAGAAAAACTCATCAGACAGGGCATCCCGGCTGAAAAGATACATATTGTAGGATGGCCTCGATTGGATCCTATCTTTCAAGGGAAAATCAAATACACTCCGGGAGAGAAAAAAAGAATAGCGTGGTGCCCTACGCATAATGCCATTCCAGAGATTTCTAGCTACCCGGAATTTGAAAAGCACCTCGACATATTCTCCGATAAGTATGAGGTGATAAGTTCTGTCCATCCGGCTAGAAGGCAGGACAGAAAAACTTCCCTTGATGTGCTTGTTAATGCCGATGTCGTTATTTCAGACACTTCATCCATACTATATGAGGCAATGGCGATAGGAAAACCCGTGATTTTGCTTGATTTTATGGTTAAAGATGGGGTAATGAGTAGGCTAAAGGGCACTTTTGAAGAGGATATATATCGAGAAGAAATTGGCTACCATGCCAAAAGCCTTGAAGAATTGCCTGAAATTGTTGAACTTGCCTTAGAAAAAGGCATTGACGATAAAGCACGGAAATTTATTGACGGCATTTTCCCGCCAGAACTTAGAGGTAAAAGTGGGGAAGCGACCGCAAAAATTTTAAAGGAGTTGATGGTTACAATGAGTTTCAATTGCCCTCATTTTGTTGGGGAATTTAAAGACTATGTTAAATCTTTAGAAGGTGTCGAGAGCATCTTGGAAGTTGGAGCCTTTTCGGGAGAATTGATGGATGCTGTAGGGGGTATGGGCATTGATGTTAACCCTCGGCGTGAGGATGTAGATAAGCGTGACATTCGCAAATTCAAGGGAAAACGGCGAGACTTGGTATTTAGCTCCGGGCTGATTGAGCATTATTCCCCGGAGGAAGCTGTAGAAGTGCTGAGAGCCATGGCAAAGGCGAGTAACAAGTATGTTCTTACCTATGTTCCCAACACGAACTGCAAGGCGTACAGACAAGCTAAAGCCAAGACAAAAGCATCATGGAAAGATGAATTGGATTTCACCCCGGAAACATTGGCAGAGCTCCATGAAAAAGCAGGGATGACCGTGATTGATAAAGGTACAGCAGCTGCAGAATGGGCAAAAAGATTTGGTCCTGAGCCAAACGAGGGATATCTTGTATATGTTTTAGCACGTACCAAAAACCATAAGAAAGAAGGTGCGAATAATGCCATGGAGAAAAACAGACGTACAAAAAATATCTGATGAAGATTTTGTAGCGGCACTAGTAAAAATAAGTGCCATGCATGATGCTCTGACAACAACCATTGCTGATTTAGTTGAAGCAATAGCCACCAATAGCGAATCAATAGCAACCAACGGCGTTAACGAAGATGGTTCTAAGAATGTCAGATTAACTGGCAGTAAAGCAGAGCAATCGTCAGCACAATACACCAAAACAGCAACAACGGTAGAAGAATATACTCTTGCCGAAGGTGCATCACAGATTGAGCTATATGTTGAAACCGGCTATGTGCGGGTGCGTACTGATGGAGAACCCTGCACATCGACGACTGGAGAGCCTATTGCCGCAGGATTTGGTGCAGCATGGACAGTCGACTCTATATCGGTATTCTATATACAGGAGTCAGTAGTTACGGTGGTGAGCAGATAATGCCAACATACCGAGATATATTGCGCAAGCAATTTGCTGTAGCTGCAGATGTCAAAGTGCACGATATCTATGGAGCATCATGGGACAAAAGTAGCAGCTCAATATTAACCCGTACAGATAATGCAGTGGGTCTGGTTGCCAACGTGGGGATAGATGACCAGGTTGTGCAAAATGATTTCGACGATACTCCTCTTTTTGGCAGTATCAGGGAAGTAACCGATGATTTCGGAAACGTGTTTATTCGCATTCCAAAGGTCTATATAAATAAAACGGATGGTCCGGGTTTATGGGAGCGCAAAGTTAGCATGACTAAGCGGCCGGGGTTTTATCGCCCATGGTGCTTCTGGGACTTTGCAAACAACAGAGAGTTGCCATATATTGATGTGGGCAAATACAAAGCAACACTAAGTGCAGACGGCAAATTGGAATCAAAGGCGGGCGGCTATCCTCTTATTAGCCGAAATATTGTGCAGTTCCGGGATTACGCCAAAGCTAATAATGGTGGAGGGCTGAAAGGCTATCAGCAGCTCGATGTGCACGTAATTGATTTATTGCAGGTCTTATTTTACGTTGAATTTGCGACACTTGATAGTCAGTCAATCATGTCTGGCTATACCAGCGGGCAGTACACTTCGACTCACCTTGCCACGGTGAGTGAAGACAATACAAACAGAATTATTGTAGCTAATGCTTATGCTGATTTGTATAGGGTAGGGCAGGCGATATCAGTCGGCACATCGCAGGGCGGCAATCAAATTTTCTATGGACGTACTATTTCAGCAATAGAAGATTATGATGCAGAAAATAAGGCTATTGTGTTTGATGGCGAACCAGTGAACATTGCTGCCGGAAATTATCTATATAACACCGGCTGGAAAAATGGATTCAGCTCAGATATAGCAGCATCTAGCGGTTCAATCATCTCCAATGATGGTAAATACCCTTGCGCATATCGGGGTATAGAGTCACCGTTTGGCGATATATGGCAGTTTGTTGACGGTGTAAATATCACTGACAATCAAGCTTGGATTTGCAAGGACGCTAATCAATATGTTAGTAACGTGTTTGCGTCACCATATGAGCAGCCTGGGTATGCAAATGCAAACACAAATAACTATGTACTAGAAATGGGATTTGACCCTGACTATCCGTTTGCCGAATTTCCCACAGTGGTCGGCTCATCAAGCGACAGCGGATATAAGGACTACTATTACCAAGCTGCAGGTCAACGAATTGCCCGCTTTGGTGGTAACTGGCTCTACGGCTCGATTGCCGGGCTGTCGTTCTGGAACCTGAATGATTCCTCGTCGAGTACGGGCGTGAGCTTCGGCGGGCGGCTTCTTAAGAAGCCTCTTTAGGGGGTTTGGGGGACGTGAGTCCCCCAATAAGGTTTTGATGTAAATATTTAATATTGGGATATAGGGTGCGCGCTTGCCCACTTTGGTGGTAACTGGAACAACGGCTCGAATGCCGGGCTGTCGTACTGGAACCTGAATAATTCCTCGTCGAATACGAACGTGAACATCGGCAGGCAGACTCTTATTAGCAAAAGAATTATTGTATTTGCACTCTACACTCCTCACCGCTTGGTGAAAATTCAGCCGATAAAGAGCAGGGTTTAGTAGGTTTGCTCTCGAAAAATCTTGAGGCTAATAAGAAAGAAGTGATTAATTTAAAACGCACAGGGTATATTTACCAAAAAGTATATGACATTGATAACATTAAAGAAGCTATCATGAAGTCGTCTCTTGGCAAAAGGAAGCAAAAACGAGTAAAGACTGTGATGGATAACATCAATTCCTACGCAAGAAAGATACAAGAAATATTAAAAAATAAAACATATAGCCCTTCGGAGTATATAAAGAAAACTATACAGGACACCACAAGCGGCAAGGTACGCACAATTCATAAACCCAAATATTGCCCTGATCAAATAATTCATTGGGCACTAATACTACAACTAGAGCCTGTGATTACTAAAGGTATGTACGAATATACTTGCGGGAGTGTGCCAGGCAGAGGAACAAGCTATGGCCAGAAAACACTTAGAAAGTGGCTTGATACTGATTATAAAAATACTAAATATTGTTTCAAGATGGACATTTCGAAATTTTACCCATCGGTTGACAATGAGATATTAAAGACGATGTTCCGGACAAAAATAAAGGACAATGACTGCCTGTGGTTGATTGATACTATTGTTGACAGTGCTGACGGGTTGCCCATTGGAAATTATACTAGTCAGTGGTTCTCTAATTTCTATTTAGAAGGTTTGGATCATTTTATCAAAGAAAAATTAGGCATAAAATACTATATTAGATATGTAGACGATCTAGTGTTGTTGGGTGGAAATAAAAAGAAGTTGCACAGAATTAGAAAAGAAATTGCGGGGTACCTTGAAGGTATAAATTTAAAGATAAAAGGTAACTGGCAAGTATTCAAGGTGAATAATAGGGATATAGATTTTCTAGGTTTTAGATTCTTCAGAAGCAAAACAATATTAAGGAAGCGGAATGCCCTCAGAATAAGGCGGAGGATAAGCAAAATCAGGAAGAAATGCACTTTAAACTATAAAGATGCTTGTGCGATTATCTCTTACTGGGGATGGATTAAAAGAAGCAATAGTTTTAATTTTTATCACAAATACGCTAAACCGATAGTGAGTGTAAGATTTGCGAAAAAGGTGGTGAGCGAGGTTGCAAAAATACGGATTGATACAGGGTGGAGATTTGATATTAAGCGAAGATTGCCAAGAAGGCTATAAGCCAGTAGTTTTTGCCGAAATACCTGACACATTTGATCAGACAACTCAGTGTGCATTTCAGGGTGAGTTTGTTGACAAAGGGGAGTATATTGAGGTTGATGTGCTAATTAAAGAAGCAGAAAACCAAGATGACGGCATGGAGGACTATGAATATTAAGCTGGAATTATTAGAGTTGTTGAATCAACGAGAAGAGGTAATTGCCAAGCAGGGCGAGATTATCGCAAAACTGATCAACGAGAATGTAGAACAAGAAAGTATTATAAGCGAGTTAATGTTGAGCGTGACCGGGTGCGATAAGTGCCCGGTTTTTATCTTACCTAGGGAGGTGAAAAGGTGTGGCTCTATTAGATTCGATAAAAACAGCGTTTGCCAGAACGAGAGATAGACCCAGTGTTCCTACCGGCAGACAGAGTGTAGCTGGAACGAATAAGTACAAGACTCTATCCCCGTATAAATCAAGGGTAACAAGCGTCTTGACTACTTTGCGCCGAATACCGGAAGAAGCAGATGCTATTGAGTTTCTGCGTGGGCATAATGCTGATGTGTCAATGGCTGTATGGAACTTTGTGCGACTAGCAAATCAAGGGCATGAGATGCACTTCCATGATATCACCGATAAAACACGGAGGTTGACGGAAGTGGAGGCGCAATGGAAAGAATTTGCCTCCCGAATAAACGAAATATCTAACTCCGGACTTGATGGCTTGATAGATCAATTCCATCAATCTGCTTTTATGCGAGGAGCGCAAGGGGCAGAAGCAGAAGTTGACGCCCTTCGCAGGGATATTCTCGAAGTTTACCCAATTATTCCTCAAACTGTTGTATGGGAATATGAGGAACGCAAGGGGCGCAAGATGTGGATACCCTACCAACAACAGTTGGGTCAGAAGGTATCTTTAGAAAAAGGTAAAGCTAATTTCTTTTGGGTGCCGACAGATCCACTGATTGACGACCCGAGAGGCACAATGATACTCACCCCTGTTATCCAAGCGGTAGACTTTCAGATGCAAATATTACAGGATTTGCAAGCAGTTTTGCATCACCAAGGATGGCCGAAAAACGACATTAAGATACTTTTAGAACGCACCATGAACGCTATGCCACCTAGTATAAAAGGTAGTGGACCAGAAAAGCAACAAGAGTGGTTAGATGACCAATGGCAGAACATCGTAAGTATGCTGAATGAATTGGAGCCCGATAGCGACTATATCCACTATGACGACATTGAAATTAATATGAATCAAGGTGCGAACTCTGGCAGAAGTCTTGATGTTAGAGCGATAGCAGAGTTGGTAGATACTCATGTAATGAGCGGTTCCAAACAAATGTCAATCTTTATGAATAGAAATAGTGGCGTTACTGAGAGTTGGGGATCCATTCAATTTCTTATTTTTACAACCGGTTTAAAATCCGTTCAGCGTGGCTCTAAGCGTTTGGTTGAGGAAATAGCAAGGCTATGGCTTAGGGTGCATGGTCTACAGGCAAGCCCGCAATTTACCCACAATACTATCGATTGGAACAGCGAAGAACAACGTATGACCGTCAAACTCATGCAACAGAAGTTCTACGCGATAGCACAGTTGATGGGTTGGGTTGACGAGGACAAAGCGGCTCAAGAGGTTGTCGATGTGGAGAAAGCCGTAGGTCCACCCTCGGAGAATATTAGAGTGTCCCTTTCATACGGAGGGGGTGATGCAGTTGGAAAGAAAGCAAATAAGGTCCCTCAAGAAGCAATTAGCGGAAGAGGAAGCGAAGAAGAATTTGAGGAGAATGACTAGCCAAACGATGCATGTTGGCAAGGAAATAGGTTCCTCTCTAAATTCTATGGTGAAAGGTGGTGGTTATTATGGCAAAAGCTACAGCGGAACAACTCAAATTAATAAATAAGTTTGCGAAGGAGCCGCTGACGGAAGAAAACGCACTTGTGCATGGGTTTAGAATGATTGGCACAAGGCTAATCACAGACAGGTATCTAAAGCTTGACAAGTCCCTCTTAGACATTTACCTACAGGATGTAAAAAATGGCGATGTTGTGCAAATTGCTGACCACACAATGGGCGGCATCAAAAGTTGGTTTAAAATTACTCTCCCCTTTGGGAGATTTTTTGATGGCAAATTAACAGAAGAGGGCGGCGAAACCCACCTTGACGGGTGGATGTATATGAAAGCCGGACAGAAAACTTACATTGACCCATTCACCACAGACGACATCAGTTCTCAGCTTGATGCCGGGACATTAGATGATAGCTCGGTAGGTATTGCTTGGGATTTGTCCGAGTGCTCTGTTTGCGGTAACGATATCCGAGATTATGAAAATTGCTCACATTACCCGGGGCGCACATACACGGTGAATGGCAAAGATTATCTTTGCTACGTTATCGCCAAGCCTGCCGCACAAAACAGCAAGGCTTACATGGCTGAAAACTCACTCGTTGGAGTGGGAGCCTATCCCGACGCAGGGCATTTAGCTAAAGAGGGGCAGACAGAAAAGCCTAAGTTTAGAAAAGTAAATGACATGATGGAACTAAAACTGATTCCCAAAGAGGAACCAGTTTTTTGTTTATTCTCTGCCAATTCTGCAGAAATCCTGACCAGAGCAGATTACGAACCAGACGAAGCTAAATTACACGATATGTACCACTTTATGTACAAAAATGGATTGCCTGAAGGAATGAGCATGAGACAACTAACCCAAAAGCATACCGAAGCAGTAGAAAAACTCATTACGCACCAGGACCACTACCTAGAAGATGCTTTAGATGGCAATTTACCAGGTCACTTAAAAACCAAATCATTACGAAGGGAGGAAAATAAATTGGATGCTATAGTAGCTGAAATTTTTACCAAAGCCAAAATTGACCCTGCTCAAATCGAAGCCGCAACCGAAACTGGCTTCAAGATGAAAGATGGAAAGGAGTTTAGCCTTGTCGATGTTAAGGCAGTCTTGGACGGTGCCGCTGCTGTGTCTCTTGATCCAGAGAAAACTGCCGCATTAGAAGCTAAGGTCGCTGACCTTGAACCTCTAGCCGAGGATGGTAAAGCGTTCCGTAAAGAGGTAATTGACGGAGCTCTTGCCGATGGAGTTAGAGCACAGGGCAATGACTTCGCAACCGATACTTGGAAGAACACGTTCGCAACAATGAGTATAAAAGCCATTAGGGATATCGCTAAAACATTCCAAAGTCAGGCTGATGCTCAAATTCCCGCCGGTCGTCAGAGTGTTCCGGGGAACCTCAATAAGTCCACAATTCAAAATATACCAGATGAGGCTTATAGAGCCTAACGAAAGGAGATGAATTAACAATGTCAAGAGGTGGAATTGATTTTACTGGCATTGGTGCTAAAAACGTAACTGTTAAGCCTAATGCCGATGTAGTGGCTCTAGTTACTGCCGGTACTGCCGCAAGCGCAGAGGGCTTGGCTGTAACTGTAACTGATGATGGCGAAGCAGGGTTGGGTGCTGCCGGAGATCCTTTGTTTGGTAAAACAATCAAGTATGAGGACGCCGAAGCAATGACCGTGCAATACGCAGGCTTTGCCGAGTTTACCGGCGTGTCTGGCTCTCTGCCAACCGCCGGTACTGATTTCGTCGCTGTTGTTAACGGCTTAGGTGCTGTAATGGCTTCAACAGGAGCAACCGGCAAGAGCCAAATCGTTAGCGTTGGAAGTGCTGTAACTGGACCAATTGTTGTCTTAATTAGTTAAGAGAGGAGATGAATTGAAAATGACTTTACAAGTTAATTCTAAAGCAGGAGATATTAAGTTTAATATTTCCCTATATCGTGATGCCGCCGACAAAGGCTTGACTGTATCGCAATTCCTTGAAACGCTTGACCCTACCGAAGCTTACGGCTCTGGCGAAAAGCTGGATGCCTTCCAGCGTCAGGTCAAGGTCAATAACGAACGTCTGATTGCAGCTGGGAAAAATCCCATTATCCTTAAATCTATTCCCGAAAGAGGCATATGGGCATCCAAGGTTGAGTCTTTTTATCAAACTGAGGATTCTGCTGCTATTTTCCCTGAGTGGGTAAACAGAAATGCAAGACAAGCTCTTGTTGCAGACGACATCCTAAACGAAATCGTGGGTGTGAGAACACCTATTGATTCCAATGCTTATCGTACTTTGTACTTCACTCATGATGAAGCAAAGTCTAGCAAAAAACGGGTAAGTGAAGGTGCCGAAATCCCTGCAACCGAAATGCTTACTTCTGAAAATACCATCAAGCTTAAGAAGTATGGTCGCCGGATCAAAGCTACTTATGAGGCTATCCGCAGAGAGAGATTAGACAAAATCTCCCTAATGATTGAGGCTATCATGAAGCAAGCTGGTGTTGACCGTGCCGCCGATGCTTACACCGTACTTGTTTCTGGCGATGGCAACGACAATGCAGCCACTAATTACAAAAAGACTGATTTGCAAACAGGTTTAGCCACTGCAGCCTTAACTTATAGTGGCTGGGCAAAATTCCTGTTCAAATTCTATCCATATCAAATGTCCGCTATAATCGGCGGCATTGATGACTTGATAGAGTTTTTGACCATTGACGCACCCAATATTGACCCATTGAAACTAATGGAGCAACTTAAGTTTGGAAATGCCACCGCTACCGGTACAATGGCTCAGAGCATCTTTAATAACTACCGCATCATCTACTTGCCTTCCGCAACTGCTCATAAGTTAGCAGGTTTTGACAAGCGGTATGCTGTAGAAATGGTCAGCGAAATTGGTTCCGACATCACTGAAACCCAAAAAATTATCTCTAGCCAATGGGAAGAAATCGTGGTGTCCGAGGTCAATGGCTTTGGTGTATTTCTACCTGAGTCAAGACGTACCATCACACTTAACACTTAAGGGGGTGGGCGATTATGCCCAACCGTATCCTAACTGCTGAAAATTGGGAACAGAGAATCAGGGATAAGATGGGCGTGGATATCGCCTATCTTCCTGATTCCACTATCCAACAGCCAGATATCGTGGACGTTGCCGAGAGTAATATTATATTCCAAGTGCCAAGTTATGCTGATTTAACGGGAGATAAACTAATTTGGTTAGAAGCCGCCACCGTTTGCGAGTGCGCCGTTTTGCTTTGCCCCGGGATGCCCGCCAGACTGCCCAAACAGTCGCAAGGACCTCATGCTAGGTATGAACTAGGTATTGACTGGGACAAAAAGAAAACAGAGCTACAAGTAGAACGGGATGCCTTCCTAGGTAGAATATTATCTGTAGCGGTACATTATCATTTTGGGCTGAGTAGGTGATGCGATGAGCTATTCTTCAAGCTTTATTAAAAAGAATGGGCAACAATGCACCATCAAGCGTACTCCTGAAGCAACATCTTATATCAGTATGACTATGGCTACACGGGGTTATAGCGATAACAGGGATTTGTACCGAGAAGGCTTAATCCTTGCCGACTCTAACCTATCCGGCGGTGAAATCTTTGCCGTGAGTCTGGTTAACTTCCTGACTCGTTCTGTCTACCCTGACCCGCAGAGTGGAGAGTTGGCATTTCTGGCATCTAAGGTCAACGCTACTCTTGTTCATAAACGGTACACGGAGACAACGGATGGTTTTGGCAATGTTACTCAAGCATGGCCGACTATTACCGCAAGTGTCTTTTCTACCGCTCAGGTGGTATCTGCCGCACTTCGCCAACAAGACCCTGGTTTATTACCCTCTACCAAGTGGGTATTTTTTGTTCCCTCCTCTGTATCTATTCAAATATTGGATAGATTGCAGTTTGGAGATACAAAGTGCCACGTTGATGCTATTGACGATTTACGACTATCCGGCATATTGCGGATACAATGTTCTGACGACCTACGGGGTGATTAGCAATGGCTATCCGTTATGACGCTGAACGTGCCACAAAAGCCCTTGAGCGGCACTTAATGAAAACCCTGCAGGTTATTCAGCATGAGCTATTGCTAGATGCCAAGGCGGGCATGAGGACGCCAGAGGGAAGAAGTGAACTGTTTTCCGGAGCAATAGTGGCGGTAACCGGAATTGTGATGGCACAAATTACCGGTGGACCCCATGCTTTACTTGATGAGCACGGCAAAGGTTCACTCATGGATCCCGACAACCTTGCCCTAGCCGAATACCGCAATAGTCCATATTGGAACCCTGCTAGGCGTGACTTGGCTATTCGAGGTCGTCCGGCGGGTGCTTATACGGACATGATGGGTAGACGCAGAGTGTCTAGCGGAAAAATGAAGGGCATAAACCTAGAAAAAATTGCTTTGCAGAGGACACCAAGGGGAGACATTGACCCCAACGATTTTCTGCCGCAGTATCCTTCCCATGCCGTAAAAATCGCCTTCCGTTGGATGGCAATGGAACGGTTTAGGTGGTACTTGCAGAAAGCAATGAACACTTTCCCTTGGGGTGCGTACCTCAAAGTCACGAATACAAAGGGGTGATAAGATGTTTGACCCCGAAATGGATCTAAGCTGGCTCTGGAAAACGGTAAGAAATAATGCAGATGTACTTGCGGCTATGGGCTTAACAAGTGCCTCCGATTTGACTATTGCTAAACGCATCATTAAGACCTCGGATTACAGTGGCTTAGCGAACAACGAACGTCGTATGTGCATCTTTTTCTTACCTTCCAGACCAGCCTTAAACAACCTTGTTACACCGGAAATGATTCAGATTGACTGTCATGTGCCGAAAACTGAACCTATGATAGCCTACAGGGTGATAAAGACGGTTCATAAAGCTTTACACGAAAAAATGGTTAATGGCAGACAAATATTATCCGCAGGACAGCTCGGAGAGTTAGCAACAGCTCCTGGCTATTTTTGTGCCGGTATGAGGTTTAAGTATTACGGCACCATTTAACTCTTTGAAAGGAGATGAAAAATAATGCAATTTCCAAGTTTAGTGCCTCTTAAATCCGGGAAAATTGTTCTGTTTAAGTTCAATGCAGATGGTACGCTGACTAAAACGGCGGCTAATGCTTCTTTGAACAATGGGACAGTAACAAGCATTGGCAGGGGACGTAACTTTAACACCAAGGAACTTCCTGACGGCAACAGCCAATACCCAATGGGTGTCTATGACATTGGGGTAAACGATACCGTTATCGTCAATATGTCAAGCTTCCAGCCTGCTTTGTATGCCATGCTCTCCGGCGAGGATGTAACCGATAATGCCGACGACACAATGTCTATGGTGGAGCAGGAAATAACTATTCCTGACACAACTCCATTCACAGTAACCCTTGACCCTGCCTATGATGGCACAGGGATGATTCTTACTGTTGGTATAGATAGCACGCCTTACACCAAGACAGCCAGTGCACCTGCAACCGGTGAGTTCAGCGTATCCGGTGATGTTATGACCTTCAACTCTGCTGATGCGGGGAAGGGGTTATTCGTGACCTATGATTACGATGCCAGCACATCTTCAGCGGGATTGCCCGAAACAGTCAAGAGACCAATACTTCATGCCATAATCTCCACCGACTACCAGGATAGCGGTCAGCTTGCTACCTATCGTGCGAATATCATCGTTGATAGGTGTAAGTCTACTGGTGAGCTGAAGCCACCTGACCAAAAGGTAGACCCTGATGGATGGAGCTTCACTTTGCAAGTGATGAAACCTCGTGGTGGCAAGCGACCTGTTGACACAAAGTACGAAAAGCCTAGTTCCTAAATAAAATAGGAGGCGAAAATAATGAGTGAAGATAAAGTTTCTCTCGGCATAATGCTAGAGGACACAGAAGAGATGACCATAAAGGGGACGAAGTATTACATTCGTCCTCTTTTCCTTGGTGAAGTTGCCGAGTTTGGTAAGGGTGGGCTAAGTGTAGGTCCGCAATTTGTTAATCTAGTGGATGAAGGAAGAAAGAAAGTAGTTGATAAATGGATACAAAGAACTGTCTTTGACAAGGATGGTAATGCCATGTCCTTGGAGAAATTGGAGAAATGGACGGTCAAAGACTTAAGAAAGTACATGCAAAAGGTAATTGATATATCGGGATGAAAACGGCTCAATCCAAATCAGATGAGGGAGAGGGGGAGGATTGGGCCAGATATTTCACACTCCTCCTCTCTCATACTTCTTTAACAAAAACAGATATTAAAATGAGTACAATTCCCTTCCTGAAAGGGATTTTAAATAGTCTGCCAGAGATAATACGGCTAAACCATGGTTGCCCATTAATGGGCGGTGGAACAACGGAAGCACCCAAAAAAGAGGCATACAAAGAAGCAGAAAAAGCCCCGACCATAAGTGCGATCGAGGCTTTTGTGCGGGGCGGTTAGTAACTATTGAGGATTGTTTAGGGAAATGTTGTTCATTGCAGGGTATTCAGCTTTTTTAGGTTGCATGCCTTCGAGAAGTTCCACAATTCTCCCTAACGCCATGAAAAATATTCCCGACAGCACACCAGAACACATGATAGCTAATGCAACAAGAAGGTTTTCATGGTACAACATCCCTACAATAATACATAAAAAAATCATTACTGCACCAATTATTTTGAGTGCCATTTTCATAGTTAACTTCCTCCTTTTTATTTATTATTATTTATTTTTTTCTTTCCAAATCTTATAAAACAAGTAAGGCAAAAATCCTATAATAACAACCATAATACTAAGCCAAAATAGAGTTGCCAAGAAAGAACCAAGATTATAAGCGAATGACACTGAGACATCACCTTCTTTTCCTCATTTTACCACAAAATTGTTTAATTTATCAGAAAATATTTTCGTTCACCTCCTTGACTGATTACTAATGATAGTATATGATTAAAATTGAGGATTTAGAAGGGGGGAATAGTAGTAGAAAAATATTTATCGAAAAAAGATGTTGCCGAGTGGTTAAGCATAAGTATTCCAACAATTGATAGATGGCGTAAAGATGGGATGCCTTATGTGAAAGCAGGAAAAACAGTAAGGTTCGATAGGCAAGAAGTGCTAAACTGGCTCAACGAAAAGGACAAAAAATAAGAAGAAGCCCACTCCCGACCAAGAGAATTGGACTTCTTCGCACACTAACCCTTCAGAAGAAGGATAGCTTCGCTACAAGTATAGCAAAGTTGACCTCCTTTTGGCAAGGGCGCGAAAGGGGGTTTTTGTTTTGAAAGTTACATATACAGACGAACTGCCGCAAAGAGTTGAGTACGTCACAATGGACGATAAAATTTTGGTAAATATAGAACACGCTAATCATGTAAATTTGGAACACTTTGAAATGGAAGAAGAAAAATAAAAACGGGAGGCGATAAGATGGATAATTTAACTATAATTAATCAAAACGGAAAAGATATTCAAATGACAAGCTTAGATTTGGCAGAAATAACAGGGAAAGAACATAAACACATTATGAGAGACATAAGAAATGAAATTGAAGCATTAGGAAATATTAACGAGCCCATTTTTGGACTGGTTGATTATACTGATGCAAAAGGAGAAAAGAGGCCTTGCTATACTTTTGGTAGGAAAGGAGCGATGCAATTAGCTCTTAAATATGATGCCAAGACAAGGTTTAGGGTAATAGAAAGAATTGAGGAATTAGAAGTAAAAAATAAACCTAAGTCAAGTGCCGAAATGCTTTTGATTTATGCACAACAATTTTACGAACAAGAAAAACGATTAACAGAAATTGAAGAAAAAGCAAACGCAGTAGAAACGGGCATGAAAACTTTAGTTACTGGACTTACTGAAAAGCCCAATCCTAGCAAGGTGACAGATTTGGTTAACGAATATGTTCGATGGACACGCTTGGGGTACAATGAAGTTTACAATAAAGTGTACAGCGTACTTAAAGCCCAGTATGGAATTGATGTATTACAAAGAGTTGAGAATGAACGACAACGATTAAACGAAGAACAATTTAAAAAGACAGGGAAATACTATGCTGCTGCAACATTAAAAAATAAGGTAAACGGTATCGATGTAATGGCTCGTATGGGCGTATTAGATAAGTTTTACAGAATATTGGTCGGCATGATGGCAGAAGTTAAAAGTCAAAACCTAGTATCGAAATAAGGCGAGCGCATAAAAGTTTATTAAAAATAGTTATCTAAAAACATCATCTAACAAGGTGGTGTTTTTTCTTTTGTGAAGGCAGGTGAGTATTTTGGTTACTGCTAATGAAAACTTAATGGGTACCGTCTCGGTTTCATATCTTCCTGCTATCGCGGCGGCAAAGCAATATTCCGTATCTTTGGAACAATTGAATGTGCAACTAATGAAGCATCAAAATTTAGCCCGCCAAACAGGTGCTATAACTGCCGCAGGAATGGCTAGCCAATTCAATAACCAAGGGGTTATTTTAGACCGCTATGGCAGAACACTGGTTGACACGAATAAGAAGATGGAGACTGTCACTCAAGCGGCTGTGAGGCAAAAGAAAACGGTGACAGAACTTGCAAATTCACATTCTTTCCTACAGCACCGCATGGGTTGGTTTATCTCCGGTACCGCCTTCTATGGGGCAATAAACGCCGCAGGTCAGGCTTATGAGGCAATCAAAGATGTTGAAATGGGCATGGTAGAGATTGCCCGTATCACCGATGATGTAACATTTAACTTCGGTAAAATGCGGACGGAATTATTGCAGTTAGGTATTGATTATGGGCGCAGTTGGGAAGAAGTGCAGGATGTTGCCGTAAGATGGGCACAGGCAGGGTATAACGTAAACGATACCATCACCCTAACTAAAGACTCCTTGCTTGCCTTAAACACTGCCGAACTAGATGCCGCCAATGCTACCCAGTCAATGATAGGTATTATGTCTCAGTGGGGATTGCAAGCGGAAGATTTATTGCTTGTTATAGATAAAATCAATATAACTGCCGATGATTTTGCTATAACTTCTCAAGATATAGTAGACGGCTTGCTTCGTTCCTCCGGTGCCGCCAAAGCGTTTGGCATGAGCCTTGAACAAACCATCGGCATAATAACAGCTATGAGGGAAGCATCTGGGCGCACAGGACGTGAAGTAGGTAATGCTCTTAACACAATCCTTACCTATGCTTCGAGACCATCCACAGTAAATACCCTTGAAGCCGCAGGTATTAGTTTCTTTGCTGATGAAGCTAGAACAAAATTCAGAAACTTATACGACATTCTCAATGATGTAAATATTAAGTGGAATGAACTTGGCGAAACAGCACAGCAAGAACTTGAACAGATGGTCAAAGATACCGGGCTTATCACCGATGAAATGGCTAATGCCGTCACTCAACAAGAAGAATGGAACGACTTACAAAAACGTGATGTGTCGATGTCGATAGCAGGGACACGCCGTCGGACATATCTTATCGCTTTATTGCAAAATTATGCCCAAGCTCAAAATGTAGTAAATAACATGACTGATGCTGCAGGATATTCTCAGCGCGAGAATGCAAGAACTATGGAAGCGCTGGAATCAAAGGTGAAACAATTACGCACAGCCTTCACCATGCTTGCCGTGGAAATTGGTGAAGCAGGGTTGTTAGATGTAATGAAGGGCGCAGTTGATACAACCAGGGAAATGATAGAAGTTTTTGAGAAATTGCCACCAGAATTTAAGAAGCTAATCATAATGTTAGGCGAAACAGCAGTTTTAATGGGCTTATTAAGCGTGGCAAGTAAAACATTTTTGAATGTTGGCTTGTCTAATGGGGTTAAAGATTTAGCTGTAAAATTGGCAGGGGCAAACAAGGAAACCGTAACCTTTGGAGGAGCTTTGCTTGCCTTAGCTAAAACGCCTGTAGGAGCTGCCACTATTGCTTTTTTAGCATTAGGTAGTGCAGTATATCAATTTTCTCAATGGCAGGCAGAAGCCAACACGAGGGCTGCCGAATCTATTCAAAAAAGCCTTGATTCAGCAGAGAGAGCCAAGTCGCAAGCTAATGAAATAGAAAGACTGACTAATGAATATAAAAATTTAGCTAAAGAGGGAACCCACACAGCCGAGGAAAACGCAAAATTAGAAAGTATCACTAAAGACTTGATAGATATAATGCCCGGACTTGCTTCTCGTTTCGATGAAGCCAAGACAGCAGCCGAACAATATAGCGGGGCAATAGAATATACCACGGAACAATTAAGAAGGCTCAGAGCAGAGGCTAAAGAAGATATAGAATTTGCGGCAAAAATATCTGAGGACAACATTGCTAGAGCTAAAGAAGAAATGGACAAATTAAAGACAAAAAAAGACGACTTAAGAACTTCTTACGATACAGACGACCCTATAGCTACATTATTCGGCTTGCATAATAAGTATGGTGAAGAGAGGATTCTTGACAATATTTCCTATAAGTCGCCGTTTGTTTCCCAAAAAGAGCGCGAAACAAGAGCTAAAGACGCTTTGCAACGGTGGGAAAAGGAAGTAGACGAAGAGTATAAATTAGCTAAAGAGATTTACGATAAACATGAGAAAGCTATTAATTTAAAGAATGCATTAACTAACGCTGAAACAATGAAACCGTTTACCACCCCAAATACTACTCCAAAAATTCCTCCCGGTGGCGGCGGCGGTGCAGTTCTAACAGCAGCCGACAGAATCCTTGCAAAGCAGGGCTATTACCAACATTTATTACGCATGGGGCAGATTTCGACCGAGGATTACATCATAGCCCTTGAAGGTCTTGAACGTCAGCTTATTGCGGTTGGAGGTAAAGAAAAAGATATTTGGTCCATCCAAGAGGAAATATACTCTCTTCGCACCAAAGAAAACCAAAAGGCATACGAGGATATGTATTCCGATTCCATGGACTACTATAGCCACGAAACTTCTTTATCCCGCATGTCCCGAGATGAGCAGATTAGATACTTACGGGACCTGTCTCAACAGCATGAGTGGGAAAAACAAAAGATGTGGTCGCTAGATGAACAAATATTCCGGCTTTATCAGGATGAACTGAAAGAACAGAGTAATGCTATCGACAAAGCCTATCAAGACCGCATGGAAAAAATTGACGACGAGCGCGATGCCACCATTAATTCAATGCAGGCTCAGATTGATGCCTTAGATGCCTTAAACGAAAAGGATAATCGGGCAGAGGCTGAGAAAAAACACAACGAAAAAATTGCCGAACTGCAAAAGGAGATACGTTACCACGAACTCAGGACAGGCACGGAACACGAAGAAGCCATCTTGGACATCAATAAGAAAATCGAGGAAGAAAAACGCGACTGGAAGAAGCAACAAGAGGACTGGTCTGTCGAGGATAAGAAGCGGTCATTACAGCAACAAATTGAAGATGTCAAAAAAGCCGCCGATGAGGAGAAAAAGGTCTGGAAGCAAAAATACGATGATATTAAAGCGCAATGGGATGAATGGGCTACTAATTTTGCTCAGGCGGCTATTGATGACCCGCAATGGCTGAATATCGGCAAAACTATCGGGCAACAGATTGTAGAAGGATTCAGCGGCAGTATCGGGCAGATGAGCACAATTATCTCTAATGCAGGCGGTAGTGCTTCTAACGCTGGCGGCGGTGGTAATAGTGGAGGTTCGCACAGTAACCCCACCGCATTATCACAAGCCCAAAGGGATGCCCAAACAGCTTATAATGCTGGCGTAATAAACCAATCAATCTATGATAGTATTATGAACAGCCACCACGGTGGGTTAGAAGGCAAAATGTTTGCCGATGGGAAGAAGTTTGACCCGCAAACCGAGACAATTGCAAAGCTATTAAATGACGAAGTTGTATTAACAAAAAAACAGTTCCTTGATATACCCCGAGTGTTCGGGGTTGCTAATATGGACTTCCAATTTGAGCGACTTATCTCGGCAATGCAAAATAATCAAATACCTCAAGCATCTTCCTCGAAGAGTGTCAGCATAGGCACTCTTTTAAATGTGGAAAAGGCAGGCTTTGAGGATAGGCAAGACATGGAAATATTATCACGGGAAATTTATCGTCAGATTAAGAAAATCAGTTAGGGGTGATGCTTGATGGTGCGAGAAAAAGGAACGCACAGAACTAAGTGGCTGATTTACAAGTATAAGAAAGGGGTTGAAATAACCCCTTTCTCTCATTATGCGGTGGAGGAAATCGATGGTAACTGCCTACTTAATGAGGGCATAACCGATATGTGCAAACTTATTATTGGTGACGCCACTGTTCAACCTTTCAATAATGCTAACACTTATTTAGGAGTAGGCGATAGCACAACAGAAGCGGTTGCTACTCAAGAGGGGCTACAGGCTTCTACCAATAAGACGTTTAAGGCAATGGTAGCCACTTATCCTAAAGTGGTTGACCAAACCATGTATTTTCGTTCTGTATTTGGTCCAACTGATGCCGTTTATGCTTGGAATGAGTTTACGGTTGTACGTGGGGCAGATGACACAGGCGTTAATATGAATCGCAAGGTGCAAGCCAAGGGTACAAAAGCAGACGACACATGGATTCTAGAGTGCCAGATTACGTTAGTTTAGAGGGTGGTGGTATAAATGGCTAAGACAAATTTTCAAGACCCCGAATCTAGTGAGATAAGGTCAACCCATATTTCGGGAGTGATGGAAGCAGTAGGCAAAATTGAGGAATCGCTTAATATGGATTCCATTGCCGAGACAGATGTTGCTTTGTCTGAACTTTACATAGGCGACGATGACCGTTACCGCATCTTTCAAGCGGCGGCGGGGCATAGAAATTGGCTGGCTTCACCTGCCCCTGTAGTAAAGAAAAATACTGTAGTAATTAGCACAGGATTTACTATTGACTATGGCGGGGGTGCAGTGATATTTGACCCTAGCCTCACAGCAGAGGATGCGGTGACGGTTGATTTTACAAGGACAAAAAACACGAGTGGGTTTAATGAACATTTGGCTGATTTTACGCAACTACAATTAATGATGTTTTTTGATATGGGAGGGATATAGAAATGGCAATAAGTAAAAAATTATTTAACCCTACCCAGTTAGGTATAAGTGCAGTAACACTTTACACAGTACCTGTTGATAATAAAACTCTTGTTAAACGGATAATTGCTCACAACACAGATAGTTCCGCCCACACGATAACAATGAATTTAGTGCAAAGTGGTGGAACAGCTGGTGTAAGTAACCAAGTTCTTAAAGAGACGATTAGTTCAGAAAGCTATGGTGTATATGACTTAGACCAAGTTTTAGAAGCAGGGGACACAATTCAAGCATTAGCAGATGCGGGAACGGTAATTACAATTCATGGCTCTGGAATAGAGGGGGTTGTATAGATGTTGTTGCAAAAGCTTAAAAATCTTGTTGGCAATCCTAATCCTTCTGCATCAGGTACAGATGAAATATTCAAGTATTTAAAAAAGATTGATGACAACTTTCCATTGATAAAACCAAAAAAACCAAAAGCAGATGCGATTGATATAAGCGCCACACCTGACTCTTGGTACACGCTTACGAATGTAGTTAGTGGAAGCGGGATATTGTCTAAAATAGTTGTTGCATCTAGAGATTCGAATGAATACATCGAAATTAGAGTAACTATAGATGGAGTAGCGTCAACATTATCGGTATCGTCTGAAAATAACGCACGAGGATTAATGCACTCAGTTACCTCAGTCGTCGCTGCAGATTTTTGCTTTGATTATAATACGCAGACATTTTTTGAAAGCTCATTGCTAATCGAAGTTAGAATATTAACGGGCATAGCCTCTACTGCTTTAGAGGCTATTTCAGACTACTCCCTGGTATAGGAGGATTTAATATGTATATGATTAATGAAGCCAAACAGGTTTTAAAACAAGAAAAAACGGCAAGCTATGAGCTATGGCAACCTATTGGAATGGAAAAAGAAGTGAGAGTTGAGACGTTGGCTGATAAAATAGTGTATCAATGGTATAAATTTGATTTATTAATTAAAGATTATGTAATTGATTTAGAAAATACTACACAAATTGAAATTGATGGAGTTAATTACAATCCTATAAACGGTACTGTAGAAATAGTTAAATAACTGAACAATAGGATTATACTATGTCATGCCCGCCACCTATAGGGGCGGTATTTTATGCACTAAAAGGCGGTGATATGATGGCGAATTACAATCATGGCAAAATATATAACCGCATAGTTCCGCAAGGCGGGGCAATGTATAATTCTTCTTATTATGCCCTTGTTGTTACCGATTATGGGGTGGGAGAGGATGCCGTCAGTCTTGAGGCATCCATTGCGGTCAGCGACACAGGTCAGGGAATAGAGGGCGATATTCTTATTGCTACTGCCTATTTTTTTGTGACCGAGGAAAACGAATTATACCCTATGAACGTCCTAGTTTTGGGCGACAGCAGAAAAGATTTATTGCCTGGTATTCGTGAGTTTGTCGAAAAGATACCAGGATTACATGGAGAAATCGACCTTGGAACTAAATTAGAACCACGGCTGATGGAATTGCATGTCGCTACAGGTGATGGGCTAACAACGACTCAACGTGAACAGCTAAAGCGAACTATCGCCAAACACTTGAACCCTGTCTCTGGCACAAAGAAACTGATGTTTGAGGATGACTTAGATAAGACCTATTATGTCAAATATGCGGGGCGTATACCGCTTAATCAAATGCCAGATTGGTTTGACTTTACAATTCCCTTTAAGATGAGCAACCCTTATATTATCGAGACCTTTGAACAGTCGTTAACAGGAAGCGGAACAATAGTTAACAAAGGCAATGCTGAAGCATATTTTACTATTGAAATTGCTGGACCTGACACAGACCCCTCAATCACCATAGGAAGCGATGAGTTGACCTACACGGGTACGATAGAAGAAGGGGAAACCCTTACTATCAACACCGAAACACTAGAGGTGGAGTTAGATGGAGTCAATGCTCTGGATGACTTCACGGGTGACTTTCCTATCCTACAACCCGGAAATACAACTGTAGTGGCGGGTTCTAATGTCACTATCAAATGGCGAAGCAGGTGGTTGTAAATGTTGACGATAAAAACAGACGGCACTATTTACTCCTTGGGGATAAAGTGGACAGGTAATAGCATATTTGAACTGATGCCACCGACTAGGGATATTACAGAATCGACATATGCCGATGGGGTAATAGATTTTGGTACTGAGTTGGAAACGGGCGAAATTGAACTGCAATGTGTTTCTAATGATGGATTGACTAAAGCTGAAATCGCCACATTAAAAGCTACTCTTACCGGAGAACTTAATTCTTTGCGGTCATACGATATGCTTACTTTTGAGAGTGACCCGGAGAAAGCTTTGTATGTACGACTTGCTAGGAGACCGGAGATAACCGAGCATCCCGGATGGTTTGAGATAACTATCACTTTGAAATACAAACCTATTTGGGTAAGTGTTGATGAACAGGAATTAGTAGGTAGCGGCACAATAGAGAACGAAGGCACTTTTGATGCTCCTCTTGTTATTGAGATTGAAGGACCCGTTATTGACCCAGCCGTGACAGTCGGTGAAGAAACCTTATCTTATGACGGCACTTTGGAAGTAAGCGATATTTTAATCATAGACACGGGCACCAAGACGGCGAAGCTAAACAGTGATAATGCCTTGGGCGATTTAACGGGTGATATTGATATCCAACTACCAATTGGAGAAACCGAGGTAACGGCGGCTACAGGTGGTACGACAACCTTCAAGTGGCGGCATTGTTGGATATAGGCGGGAGGTGTAATGATGGCTGAACAGATACAAATATATAATTCCGCAGGTGTGAGACAGGCTATTTTAACCGCAAGGGGTGGAGCAAAAGACCCATTTATTGACCTTCGCCTTAATGCAGAAAGCACCTTTGAATTTTCACTCCCATTGACTAGTAATAAATGGGCTAAAATAACGCCCGAGTGTCGCATTAGAGCAGACGGCAGGGAATATGTCATACTCAGACCTAATGCGGTGGATGTCGAACGCACCCAAGATGGCAAGAAATGGGGCAAGGTGACAGCAGCAGAAAGTTGGATACTATTAGATAAAGATTTTGTATCTGTTTCCAACGACCCAGATAAGCCCACGCCTGCAGATATGGAAGTACGTATTATCTCAGGAGGTGCGGCGGCAGGGGGTTATGACCAAGGGAGTGCGGGTTCAGCATTGACCTATATTCTGCAAAATTCAGGGTGGACTTTATTGACATGCGATGTTTCCGGGACCCATGATATTGAAACCGAAAAGATGTCGCTATTAGAGAACATCAAGAAGGTGCAGGAGATATGGGATGGCTATTTAGTATGGGATAGTCTCAATAAGACTGTCTCGTTGCGAGCAGAAGCGACATGGCAGAATTATAACGGTTTTCAGATACGCTATGCAAAAAACCTTAAGCATATTACCAGGACGGACAATTACGACATAGTCACAAGACTTTACCCTTTCGGCAAGGATGACTTGGATATATCTTCGGTTAATGATGGTAATAAATACATTGATAATAACACATACACCGCCAATGTTTATATTGGCAAGTACATTAATCAAGAAATAACCACCGCCCAGGAGCTAAAGGATAAGGGTACAGAAGAGTTGGCGAAAATATGCAAGCCCCGGTATACATACAGAGTTGGGCTAGTAGACTTGCGGGATCTGCCCGAATATAACCACGAAACATTTACCGCAGGTGATATGGTGGATATTAGCGACCCCGACATTGGGGATGGGAGAGTTAGAATATTACGGCACAAATACAACCTGTTTCAGAAATATTTGTGTGAACTTGAAATAGGAGACCCCGAGGAAAGACTAGAAGCACAGTTGCAAGCCAGCTTTCAGACTACCGATTACGTCAACTCTAACATTAAAGCTAACGCTACAACCACGAATATTCTTAAGGGTTTATTAGCTCAAACGTGGCAGGATTGCAAGACTGAGAACGTGGACGACAGCCATGGGTTGACTTTAAATGTCTATCTGCCTAGTGATATAACTGAATTGCGTAAATGCTTGTTACGTTTTACTCTTGAAGCTTTTCGGGCAGACGAAACCGGGATGAGCGATGCCGGTGGAGAAACGGTAGAATCGGCAGGTCCGGTAGGAGATCCGCATACTCATCAAGTAACAACGAGTGACCATGCCCACACATTAGAAAGGGGGATATACGAAGGTACTGTCGCCACAGGGATAACAGTTGCAATAAACGGAACAGACCGGACCGCTACATTGGGCGGTCCTTTTAGCGCAGACAATGCTGGGCTAAACATTGCATCATACATGAACATCGGACAATGGAATACTGTTGTTTTAGGTTCTTCTCAGCTAGGCAGGATAGATGCGAAAGTATTTATTCAGGCTTTGATAACTGTTTAAAGAAAGGAGTGTCGCAATGGAAATATTTTTTGAAAAAGATTCAGATTACGATGTTTACAAAAAGTATTACTATCCTCTGTTGGTTAGGCAAGGTTTTTCGTGGCGAATGTTTCCCGAACTATCTATTTACCTAGACTTGCGCTATCCCGGTTGGACGGGTGGTATAAACTCGGACACGGAACACTTTAACCCCAATAATATGAATATTTTTGTTCGAATGATTACCGAGCAAGAATGGATTCAGGCAGGTAATGACCCTGCATTATATGACAAGATTTCTAAACATTACCCATCTAGTTTGGCACATGAAATAATGCATTATATCCACACTAAACATTTCGGGGCAGACGGATCTAAAACTTGGCTACATGCATTAGCCTTAATTGGGGAAACTCCCAACTTTAAAGCACAAAACACAGGTAGTTATTGGTGGAAACCATCTTATGAAGCAATAGCAAATTATTTTGAAGCGTGTATTGAAGGCAGAAAAAAAGATGCCGTATTTATGAGTTTTATTCTCGGACTATTCGGAATCAAGTATCGTATTTACACCTCGGATGATTATGTCATAACCAAAGATAGATACGGGCTAGACAGGGCACATGTTCCAATAAGACTCATTACCGAAACTTTTAAGGACGGTATTCTTCGAGACATCGATTGGCTAGAAGCAACGAGGGAAGTAGTTGTTATATCTGGTGCAAAAGGATTTTAACGTTGTCGAGAGGCGGTGGTGACAAATGGACGGAAATAAGAGTGAACAATGGTTTGATAACAAGGATTTGTTTTTAATGCTTCAGGAGTTAAAGTCCAACATGCAAACAATGTCCCAAGAACTGAAGCAGACACGGGACATCGTGGCTAAATACAACGGGCTACGGCAGAAGATTGAAGATTGTTCAGATGAAATTGAGGCTATAAAAAATAAGGCTGCCGGTCAATCTGCTGTAGGCAAAGGCATACGCGAATGGGGCGGTTGGATATTTGGGTTTATTTCATTAGCAGTAGCACTCTATAAGGTATTAGGGTGATAACATGGACCCACTAAAAAGCATCTATGTAACTTCTCCCTACGGATGGCGTGTTCATCCTATTACCAAGAAAAATTCTTTCCATAAGGGTGTCGATTTGCGGGCAAGCATGGGAACGGGAGTTTTGGATATCGTTAAAGGCATTGTCAAGGCGATCCATAATTTCGGTGCATACGGCAAGCAAATTTTTATCGAACATTCTGACGGAACAGAGTCTTTTTATGCACATCTTAGCGAGTTTAAAGTTAGTGAAGGACAAGAGGTAAAAGAGGGACAGATCATTGCTCTATCGGGCAATAGCGGTACTTATACAACGGGTCCACATTTACACTTTGGTATTAAAAAGGGTGGGGAATGGATAGACCCATTGCAATATTTGGAGGGATTGAAAGTGGAAGAGGCAAAAGTAAAAGACAGCTACCTTGGAACAGAATACGAAGCCATATACCACAATGGCAAAACATTCGTTGAATTGCGACCATTCGCAACAGACCACCACATACCCGTTACAGATTGGGATAACGAAAACAGGATTGCAACGGTAGGCGGTGGTCTCATAGAAGAATTACATAAGTTGGTGGAATCTTATAAAAAGGGGGTGAAGTAGATGGAAGGCTTTGAAGTCTTTACTTTCTCCATATTGGCTACTCCTGCGGGAGCGGCTTTTTTTACGTTTCTTTTTGTCGCCTACACTAAGCGCAGGGCAGATAAATGGAACTGGGTAAAAAGATGGGGAACAGATATTTTTGCGGCGTTGATAGGTTTTTTCACAATCGGCATAGCAAGTGTAGTTACGGCTGTTGATGGAGGACTACCTGCCACTTGGTTACTGAAATTCTGGCTGATGGGAAAAATTATCATTCTGGCATTTTTCAACGGTTTTATCTCTGCCATGATTGCAGGGAAGATGAATGATAAGGCAGTAAGCGAAAGTGTTAAGGAAAATGTAGAATAATTGGAGGATGATAAAAATGGTAAGATGTAAAATGGTTTGTCATTCAAAAAGTTCAACAAGCGACGATAATGATTTATTTTATCTTAGTTTCACGCCTGTTACTGCGGGTAGCGAAGAAAATGAGAAGTTTTTCAAATATACTCCTGCTGGCCAGTTTGATTTACAAGTAGTGAATAAAGCGGCTGCTGATCAGATAGAATGTGGTAAAGAATACTACATTGATATTAGCCCTGCAGAATAAGATTGATTCCATAATAAAATGAATTACACGGAAAAAAGGGGCCTTGTGGCCCCTAACACTTTAGGAGGCTCTTATGATAACTATTAAAGTATATAAAAATGGTTATGAAATCAAAGGGCATTCAGACTTTCATACATGCAGTGAAGTTTCATTTTGGCATTGGTGTACAAGCAATTTATTTTTAGGATTAGACGGGAAAGCAAAAGAATACACAAGTCACAAAGACAACGAAGAAAACCCAAACGAAGGCTATTCTTGGTTGACTATAAATAGAACAGATTTAAGTTGGACTTTTGAAGATTTAGTTGTTAGTGCAAAAAGGTGGCAGGAAGAATTTTGGAAAGAAAAAGTGAAGTTCGTTTACATAGATGATATGCTGATTAAGAATTAAGGCTCCCTTTTCGGGGCCTTTTTTATTTTGCCCAAATATACCCAAAGCCATGATAACACTGGATTTTTTGGACATACAAACACCCTGCCTACCTAATTTTAGGGGCTTAGAAAGCCATATAGAGGGGCAAAAATTAGCAGGAATATTCCAAAAAGTGGAGAATATAGAAGGCGAGGTGGACAGGCTATGAAGAATAATTTGAAGGCAATTTTAGACTCAAGAGGAATAAAATATTCATGGTTTGCCCTTGAAGTTAAGGTAAGCAGGAATACTATTACCAACATTTTCAAAGGCTCGACACCCGGCCTTGACCTTGCATATGCGATTGCTAAAAAATTGAATCTAACCGTTTACGATATATGGCCTCAATAAAGGTCATATTTTTTTATTCAAAAATGCCAAAAAAACTATGCAACTTTGCAAAGGTAACTGCATATAATTTACAAAGTTAATAACCAGTTAACAACCAGTACAGTAAAATTTAGTTTGGTTATTAACTAATTAATACACGATCATTTTCCTGACGTCAGGAAAATGATGCCAAATATTAATATGGGGGTGGGTTTATGAATTTAGGTATCGATGCAGGCAATAGCGAGGTCAAGATTTGTGGTGAGTTTGGGGTGATTAAATTTCCTAGCGACATATCGGAGTGGAGAGAATTGAAACTCAAAGGTGAAAAACTTCCCTTTGACATCGAATGGGAATACAAGGGCAGAAAAGGTTTTGCGGGACCGTTAGCCCAAGCAGAAGGGGAGTTTAATGCACGAAGGAAGGGCGACACCAAAGCCCACGAGGAAATGCTACTGAGGGTATTGTTTGCACTGCATAATTATTCAGAGCATGAGTATTTTAAAATCGTTGTCGGTCAGCCAATTAATATGCACACGCAGGAGGAAAAGGAGAAGATTAAAAAACTGTTGTTAGGAAATCACACTATCGCCATCAATGGGGAAGAAAAAAAGTTTCATATTACCAAGGTGCAAGTGGCGGCTGAGGAGGCAAGTGCGTATTGGGTGGAACCCGAAGAAAGTAAACATCGCATAGTTGGCGTGGGAGCTGGCACGATTGGTTGTGCTACTCTGCTAAACAAGAGGTACGTTGACAAGGAAAGTTTCTCCCTCAACTTTGGTGCAGACACCGTGAAGAACCTTGACTACCAAGCATTAGCGAGAAAAATCCACGATGATGCAAATTGGGATAAAGGCGACAAGGTGAAGTTGGTCGGCGGGCTTGCAGAGGATTTGTTTCCGTATATGTGCGATTATTTCCCCAAGACGAAGGTGCTGTATCCCGTCGTGAAGGGCGAGAGAGTACACCCTATTTTCTGTAATGCCGTGGGATTTTATGAGTTAGCGAAGATTATTTATGGGTAAAAATTTAGCTGTTGTTCAGGTGGTGTTTAACTTAGAGGATCCGTATCAAAGCAAACTGTATCGGCACGTTATTCCGGAAGGCACTACCAACAAATCGGATGCCGGCAAAAGAATTTTTCAGCGAGACATGGAGGGTTATCGCCCGATTGAAAAGCCGAAGGAAGATTTAAAAATATATGTGGAGGGTTTTATATGAAAAAAGCAATAGCAACAGGGATAATTCTTTCTATGCTACTTTCACCACTACCTGCCTATGCAAATATTGACGATACTATAATTAAATATGAAAACATGCTAAAAGATAAGGTGAAGCAGGAGTTTAGAGAGTTACCTGCAGGCGTAAAAATGGCGGTGATTGGTGGAGGTGCTATTTTTATCTATGGCGCAATGAGTAAGCCGCAGGTGCTAAAAAATATCATCATTGCAGGAGCTAAAAGTCAAAAATCATACACGGCGACACAGCATCGAGCATGGGTTAAATTAGTTCGCACCGGCAAACCAACGATACCCATGGCTCCAAAGGCAAAAATTAAGCCCGACAATAGGGCTTATACGGATAAGTTAGGTGATCTTTTCAAATGAAGCATGAGTTTAAAGACCCGAAAATGGGCGTTATAGCTAACCTTATGGTGACGGGGTTTTGTGTGACAGCAGGGCTGAGTGTATTCCCTGAGTTTTTGCCATACGCAATTCAATATGCCGGATATGGAATGACTGCAGGAGCAGGAAGCTTATTGGCGATAGAAGGAGTTAAGATAGTAGCAGGACGACCGATACACAAGCAGATGGAGGAGTTATTTACAGGGCACAGGCTAACTAGTTTAGACGATAAGCCACCTATTCTAATCGAGAAAAAGAAAACTTCATACGGCTACAGGTTAGTCTATAATATGCCACTCGGTAAATCATCGAAGGATTTTCTTCAGCATAAGCAGGTATTGGAGGAAGTGTTAGACGTTGGATTAGATATCTATATGAACTATGGCAAGTTGGTGATTGAAGTATATGCCCACAGATTAGCCAGTTCAATTAAGTACACCTTAACCCACGAAGTCAGGAAGATACTGCAAGACATGGACCTGCCAATATTGTTGGGCGTGAGCAGAAAGGGAGTATTTTACTTAGACCTAGCCAAATCCGGAAGCCCTCATATTCTCTTGGCAGGGGAAACAGGCTGGGGAAAATCTTCTACCATCCGCACAATATTATTAACTTTAATCGAGGTATGTGCCAATGTGGAGATTATCTTTATCGACCTAAAAATGAAGGAAAGTCAGCTATTCATTGACTTCCCGAAGGTGCGGGTAATACAAGACGAGAGAGATGCACTAAGGGAATTGATGAAGCTAGAAAAAGAGATGGAGAGACGGCAAAAATTAATGCTGCCGCACAGGTGTCTTAATCTTGCGGAATACAACGAGATTTTGAGAGAAGGTGGCGAGGAAGAGCTGCCGTATATCTTGGTTGTCTATGATGAGTTTGGCATAACTACCGACGATGAAATCACGGATAAAATGCAGAGAATAGGGCAGATAGGCAGAAGTGACGGTATTCACCTTTTATTAGCCACACAAAGACCGGACAGGAACATTGTTGATGGAGCATTGAAGGGTAATTTGGGCTTAAGAATAGCCCACCGTACAGCCGATGATACCAACAGCCAGATAATATTGGATGCCAATGGAGCCGAGTTAATCCGAAACAAAGGTAGGGTGATAGTAAAGACTGATAAGTTTCAAGATGTCCAATGCTACTGGACGGATAAAAAGGACCTGTTAAACCATGTATTAGCCGAAAGGAGGGAAGAAGATTTTGCCAGTGATGGAATGCAGAATAGTCGGGAAAGGGAAACAATGGGGAAGGTTTAGAATGGCTGAAATAGTGAAAACAGTCAAGCACTACAAAGCATTAAGCTCATTGCAAATTGCGGAAATATTCTTCAAAACTGTAGACAAGAAATACCGTTATGAAAAATGCAATAAAGTACTTAAAGTTTTAGCAAAAAGGGGTGAATTTAAAAGAGATCGATTATTTGACCAATTCATTTATCACACCTACAGCAGATGGAGCACGCATATCGAGGATATTGTTAAGCTTAATAATGTTCTGTTAAATTTAAAGTTAGCCAATTTTGAAAAGTTAATCAGTTGCAACATTCAGGAGAGAATAGAATTAAATAAAAATTTCATGGTAGTTGATGCAGTTTTGGAGATTAAGAATAATTTTAATAAGCAGAAAACAACTTACTTTGTCGAATATGAGGATGCTTATGATTTTAACAAAATTTCAAACTATGAAAAACTATATCTACAATTTGAAGGCAAGTCGCAAATCGTGGTCATAGGAGAAAATGAGAATATTAAGAGGCATTGTCAAAAGGTGGTTGATCGGGAGAATCGGTATAATTTGCCTTTTAGGGTGACGAGTTACGATGAAGCGGTGAAGGGATTTTTTAGGTAAAATGATGAATAGAAAAGGCGGGGTATTCCCCCGCCTTTTCTTTGTTTAAAAATACACACTTAATGCACAGTTTATGCAGAATGGAATAGACAAAGAAAAGTTGGGAGATACTAACAATAGCTTACAGGACCTTTACTGAAGCGGCGCCAAAGAATTGTATAGAATTGAAAATACTCTCTAAGATTGTACCCTACATAACCAGGTGATATGATACAAAGGAAATATTATCTAATTGGGGTGATATAGATGCAATATTTAATGATGGATGTAATCCTTTATGCAAATGAAGATCCCCGGTATAATCGTGATGCAGATATATTAGCTCAATTTTTGAATAGTCTTAGGGAAAAATATCCAGGGATAATTATTCGGGAATACGATGGTAATAACATTGACAAATTGTCACAACATATAGATATTGATTACTATAACATTAAAAATTACCCCTTATTTATCTTAAATGGGCATATTTTGTCTACAAAAGGAATACCAACGATGGAATATATTGCAAACTATATAGAAGAATTTTTCTAAATTCAAGAATTAAAAAACACCTGTGGGCTATACTAAGGGTAACATAATTAGTGGGGTGATATTATGTTACTAGATATGACAATTGCAATAATGGATAAACTTGAAAAGGAATTACAGGAGGCAGACCCAGACAAAAGGGACCATTTTATTAAAAGGGCTGTAAGCCTTTTGGAGTTATCAGCAGAGAGCTTACTAAAGAAGCGGTAAATTAATGCAAAACCAGCCATGTGCTGGTTTTTTTGTTGAAATTTGTTGAAATTTTTGAAAAGGTAATTTTAAAATTATGTCGAAGAGGAGTTGCAAAGGGAGGTGATATTTATGAGCACTGACTTTAAAATTATCTGCCAAAAATGTGATGAAGGAGCGTTAATAGTAAAGGGTCAGAATTGTGGAGTTATTGATGAATCCCTTATAGAAATAAATATGGAACTAGATGAGGATGAAATATACAATAGTGAAATATACATTACATGCAATAATTGCGGTAACTCTACAAGGATATATTATTAAGGGTAAAATACCTTATTCTTTCGATAGCTAAATTTTAACTCTTTTCAATAAGCAATAATTGATATATTATGTTTATAAATAAAATAAATATTATGAGGCGATAATCATTGAAATTATTTAATTTTCTATCCGAGGCTTTTAGTACAATTGCGCTAGCTCTAGTAATAGCTGTAATTATTAACCTTTTTATAATTCAGCCCAGTAATGTTTTCGGCTCTTCCATGGAACCTACTCTTCAAGAAGGTGATTTGGTAGTAATGTCGAAAATTTTGAACACATTTGATATTGAGCCTGATTATGAGGAGATTGTTATCATTGACAGCCAGGTTCAAAAAAAACACACACTTAAAGATGACCTGATTTTTAGCTTTAAATATAATAAGATTTCCTCAATTTTATTCAAACAAGTTCCAGAAGATAAATATTGGATTAAAAGAGTAATCGGCAGGTCCGGAGACGTTATTGAATTTAAAGATGGACAGATTTATCGGAATGGAGAGCTCTTAGAGGAAACGTACATTAAGGAAGAAATGCATACACCTAATTATAAAGTAGTTATTCCAGAAGAACATATTTATGTCTTAGGAGATAATAGAAATCATAGTGCGGATAGCAGAATAATAGGTAGTGTTCCCATTGAAAATGTATTAGGCAAATTAATATTTACACTTTAAATAAAAGCCTATGATATCATAGGCTTTTATTTTTTTGTTTCATAGTTTTTCTATAATGTGATACCAACAAGAATAGCATAACCATTAAGTATTTTTACTCTGGCGGCAATTTTCCCAATATAGTATATTAAAATTTCTCGTATTATATAATAATTCATAAAAATAACTTATGGCAATATAGCATAATTATTATTCCAAAAAGTAATAAAACATTCTGAATTATATAGAAAAATAAAAAAATTTCGTATAAAATGTATATAACCGATATATTTTTTCTTACAGAGGAGGTACATTTATGATGAATGTTTTTGTAGTAAAACTGATTGATACTAATGGAGTTGTTTCTTTAGATCGGATATTTATCAGAAAAAAAGATGCGGAAACTTACGTTTACGAACAAGAAAAGAAAAGTAAGGGATGGGAACTGCAAATATTTGTACATCATTTAGTTATGGAGACTTGTATAATTTAAAGATAAATGGGGCGTATAATTAAGTCCCATAAGAAGGAGTTATTTATAGGGCCGCAAGGCCTTTTTTATTTTTCTTCTCTAATGTGAATATTAAAATATTTTTAACAAATAATTTAACTTAGTATAAATTATCGGGAAGTAAACCATGCAGGAATTATTATTTAATGAAAAAGGGAAAAAAGCTTTTAGTTTGTTACATTATCTTATATTAGTTTTATGAGAGGAGTAAAAATCCTATGAATTCTGCACCATGGTGGACTTCAGGTCCATTATCCTTATTGTTTATTTTATTCAACTTTGGCGTATGGATAATAATTTTTGGTGGATTCATCTTTTTACTTATAAAGGTTGCATCCATAGACCGAACCTTAAAAGAAATATTGAAAAGACTAGATAATAAGTAG